GCGCCTTCCGGGGCCGCGCAGACCCCCGGGGAGGGGGTTGCTGGGGGGGTGTTTCCGCAGGTCAGAGGCTTGCGGGCATGTGGGCGTTTCCGCAGGTCAGGGCACGTTTCGCGCCTCCAGCTAACTTTCGACCGGTTTTCGATCAGGTGTTCGATCCGCGGGCCTCGGCGCGGGACTTCGGCGCGTGGCATGCCTTGCATAGGGTGCGCATGTTGTCAAGTGTGTCTGCGCCGCCGCGTGATCGGGGTTGGATGTGGTCGGCGTGGAGTTGTCCACTGCCGGGAGTCGCGGTGTGTCCGCAGCTTTGGCAGGTCCAATTGTCGCGCCGGAATGTGGCTCGCTGCAACCAGTGTGGGACTTTGCGTCCTTGGTGGTTGCCCCAGCGGTGTGTGGTGTGTTGGGGACATGTGCCGGTTGTGGTGAGTGTGGTGCAGCCTGCGTGTCGGCAGACCTTAGGCGCGCGTGGCATCAGATCGGTTGGGTGTCGGTGGTCCAGGTGTCTCGTCCGCCGTGTTGCCATGCGACGCGGCCTGGTGGTCGTGGTTGGTTGTCGTTTCTGGTGGCGATCATTGGCGTCTCGTCTGCGTGATCGATGAGGCTGGGCCATGTGTAGGCGATGGTGTGGCCTTGGTGGCGTGCCCATGCGCTGATTGCTTCGTCGATGGGTTTGCCGTTGGGCAGGTTGTTGAGCATGTTCGGCACGAGGGCGGCGTGTATGGCGATTCCGACTGCGTGGAGTAGTCGTCGGCAGGTGAGCCAGTGTGCTGTGGTGTCAGCGGCTTTGGCGATGCGTTGTTGGTATTCGCGGGGTCGTTCTCGCCCGAGGTAGAGGCTGACCACTGGGCTGGGTGCCACTGCTAGCGCTGCGTCGAGCTGGTCGCGGAAGTTGTCGCACGGTATGGCGTCGTCTTCGAGGACCACGAGCCAGTCTGTGTTGTGGCGGGTGAGGTGTTGCCACACTTTGCGGTGGTTGGTTTCGCATCCGAGTGTGCCGTTGTCGATGCTCATGTATGCGGCGCCCACGGTTTCCATGAGCCGGTGTGCTTGTTCGGCGCGTTTGGTGTGGGCCACGATGCCGATGGTGTGGGTCATCGTGGCCTTATGCGTGTGGTTTTCACGGCGACGGTGGTGTGTGGTGTGAGTCGTGGTGTGATGCTGCCGTAGTCGTATTCGGGGTCGATGGCGATGGAGCATCTGACCCAGCCGCTGGATTGGATTTTCTCGACGGTGCCTTCGTGTTCGAGTCCGTTGAAGTCGACCCATACGTTGTCGCCGGGTTTCATGCTCCGCTCCATTGTCATTCGTCCCAGTAGGGTCCGGGGCACGACGGCCATGGTCCGTTCCAGTGCACGCCGTCTGGGCCGAGTCCGGGCCAGGCGGGTTCGACACCGGCGGCGCGTGCGCCGTAGAGGTCATAGGAGCGGTTTCCGGTCGCGAGTGTGAGGTTCTCGAAATCGATGAGCAGCACGCCGCGGTCGGGGTGTACGACGACGTTGATCAGGCAGGGGTCGCAGTGCCACCAGCCGGCGGCGTGGATGGCGGCGAGCAGATCCCACAGCGGCTCGGCGTAGCGCCGGGACCAGTTGGGGTGGATGTTGAGGATCGGGGTGCAGCGTTCGACCTCGATCCACATGGGGCCGAAGTCGATGAGTTTGGGCGTGGCCCATGGCATCGTGCGGTATGCCTGTAGTTCTTTCTCCCAGGCGATCTGCTTGGTGAACTGCTTGTGCACGGTGCGTCGGTGGATCGTGACCATGGGCCTCGCGACCATTGTTACTTGTGCCTCCACCATGACCAGTCGTTGCGTTCGTTGGCCTTGAAGACCGTCACCACCTGGGGTCCGTGGATGAGTTGGTCGGCGTGTTTGGTATAGGCAACGTAGTTGAGTGTCGCCATGTCGCCGATGATTGTTCCCGGGGCGTCGTCTTTGTGCCAGACGCGCCGAAGTTGGTCTTCGTGGTCGGCGGCCATGTCGTGTGCGAATGCCATGACGGTTTCCCGGTCGCCGCCCACGATCCCCGCGTTCAGTAGGGTGCGGTCGGCGTGGGTGTCGATGAACTGTTGCAGGTGTGTGGCTTTGTGGTTGTTGCGCATCCAGTCGATCCCCACAACGGCGGGTTCGTGCCCGGTGTACAGCTTCCCGGTTTGCATGTGTTCCCACGGAGGGGTGAGCATTTCGACGTCGGTGCCGTCTACGCACCACACCCATTTGACGTCGGGGTTGGCGCGGAGCCATTGGTAGTACAGGTACCAGCGCGCGAAGTATGGGTTATCGACTGGGCTGGTGACTCGCTCGAATGACGCCTGCGGGTGGGTGAGTGGGTTGTCGCACAGCACAACGGTTTCACCTCCAGTGATGGAGGTGATCAACGTTTCGAGCAGTTTGACGTCGGGCCGCATGCGGGTGTTGCGCTGCGGGTCAGGTTTGTTCGACAGCAGGCAAGTGAGCACGACGCGGCGTTCAGGTGCCACTACGGGGATGTAGTGGCTGCTGGTGTAGTGGTGCTGCCAGTACAACTCGGCATTGCGGGCGGCGACGGCTTTGCGTTCCTCGGTCGGGACGGAACGCTTTACTTCCAGGTGCTCGTCCATGGAGTGGATGAGCTTGTTGGATCCGCAGACGTCGCCGTAGCGGAACGAGGTGAGGCCGGCGTTGTAGATGCGATCGGACCACGATGGGTGTTCCCAGCCCCAGCCGCCGAATTCAGGGTCGAGTCCGCCGACGCGTTCGATGACGCTGCGGTGTGCGTAGATCATGCAGCCACGCGCCCCGGACAGGGCGAAGTGTTGGCCGTCGTCGTAGACCTTCGTGACGTCGTTGAGTTTCCGTCCGCCGGCGAGGTCGATGAACTGGTACATCAGGTGCGGCTCGGGTGAGTCGATGTAGGGCTGAAACCAGTTGTCGGCGATCGGGTAGCAGTCGTCGTCGAACAGGAAGATGTGTTCGCAGCCGTTGAGGAGTTCGAGGCATTTGTTTTTGGCTCGGGCAATGCCTGCGCGTTGAGTGAATCGGTAGGTCGCTGCTGGGTATGGTTCGTCGCTGGCGTCGTCGACGATGACGAGTTTGGCGTTGGGTGTGTGGCGGCGAATGTGGGCGATTGTCTCGTCGGCGATGGTGTTCCGGTTGCGGGTGGTGACTCCGATTCCGATTGGAGTTCCGTTGGTGGTTTCGGGAACGTATCGGGTTCCGTTGATCACGACGTCGGTCATGTGTGGGCTCAGTTCGTCACTCGTACCATTCGCCGCAGTCTGGGCAGTCCGCGTCGCCGCAGTAGCAGATGTTGCGGTCTGTGGTGCGTCCGGTTTTGCGTTCGCGGTGCCGGTTTCGGTGCGGCTGGGCGGCGTTGGATCTGCGCAGCTCCTGGCGGGCGCGGGCTGCGTCATCCATTGGTGCAGTCCATCGTCCAGCCGTTCTTGCGTGTGGTCACGCGGATTGTGGTGTCCTCGTGTTTCGCCCCGGCCATCGCGAGGGTGGCCGTCTTCGCTAGCGCGGCCATGATCGGCAGCATCCAAGGCTCGTTGGGTCCAGCTTTCTGGACCGCTTGAACATCAGGTGGCGTGGTGGTCCACTGGCCGGGATCGGCGTGCATGAGCACTTTCCCGTCAACTTCGATGTGGATCACTGTTCGGTCGCTTTCCGCAAGGCTCGTTTGGGAACGATGACGTCGTTGCTTGTTTTGTCGATGGTGATCGACAGCACGGGCGGGGCTGTGGGTGTGGTTCGGATGTTGATGACGCGGTGCCCGGTCGGTGCGTCGGCCGCTTTCTGGCGCAGCTGTTCTGCTTCTTCGCGTGTGAGGATCACATAGTTTTGGGTGATCGCCGCAGCGAGTGCTTCCGCTACCAGTTTCGGGGTATCGAGGTGCGGTAGACCTGCTTCTTCAGCGAACTGGCCGGCGAGTTCCGGGGGGACACTGACAGTTCGTAGTCCCGGCAGGAGGATCGGGAAGGGTTTGGTGTTTTCGTCGCCGGGGTGAACCAGGTTGTTCAGAGTGCGGTTAAGAAAGTCCGTGAGGTCTGTGAGGCTGCTCATTTGGGATATTCGCCTGCGAGGCCGTCGCTGATTCTGTCGGCACACCCTTCGCCACCGATCGTTCCTGCACCGTCCTGCAGATTGATTCGCCACGAGTCAGGATCGATATCGTTAGGTAGCCGACACGATTTCCCACACGCCGCGAACCGAGTCCGGTCGCAATGCTCACACACCCGTAAATGCAGGAGCGGCATCAGACGTCCGCCTCATACGTGGCTTCGATGTACTGCGCGTCCTGCGAATCAGGCAGCGAGTACGGAACCACGTTATTGACGACAGTGGACGGGCCTTTGACGCCACGTGCGTCGAGTTCCTGCGCGATGATCGCGCGGATGCCATCCATGAAGATCTCGGCGAAGGCTTCGCCAGCTGCGGTGAAATCGATCGGGTCGCTATCCGGCATGAGGTACTACTTCTCCTGGCTGGTGGAGCGGGGTAAACGGTCAACCAACTGGTTGAGTATGCGTTCAGCGGCGGCGATGATGTCCGGGTTGCCTGCCTGCCGTGCGAGTTTCAGGTTGAGGTGCGCGCCTTGGATGCGTTCGGTCAGTGTGCGCGGCGGGGGGAAAGAACTCATCGGTGCCGCCTGGCCTTTACGCGGGTAGCGTGTTCCGCTTTGGCTACATCCAGGACGCGGTAAACGTTGTGCCCGGTGCGGTTTTTCCCGGACGGTGCGAGGGTGCCACGGTTGACCCACACATAGATGGTGCTGGTGGTGACACCGCATAGTGCGGCTGCTTCAGCTGCGGTGACGAGTGTGTCGATACCGTCAGGGGTGAGGACTGCGGTTCCTGCCATCTAAGCTCGGGTCCCTTCCCAGATGCGAGCATGAAAAATGCCCACAAACCCGAAAGCTCGTCCGGGTGCGGGCATAGTTCGTCTACTGGCAGTTATCTTACACGAAAGATCAACCGGCTTGTTGTTGTTCGGACTCGATGAGCGTGTCGAGGCATACGCGGATGAGCCATTTGTAGTTTTTCCCGTCGGGGTCGTCGCGGACGATGTAGGTGCAGTCGGGGTTGCCGCATGCGATGTAGTCGTTGCCGCCCATTCCGATGGTGCGTTCCATTGCGAGTAGTCCGCAGGATGGGCAGGGCACGGGGAGTGTGTATTTGGGTGCTTTGGTGTATCCGAGTATGCGGAGGATTCGGTGGTGCAGGTCGGGTAGTTCTTTGAGGTCGTCGTGGGTGACGAGTTGGGTGAGTTGTTCGCAGCGTGGTTCGAGGTATTTCCAGGCGGCGATGATTCGTTTTTGTTCGTTTCCGTGGGGTGGTGGGGTTTCGTTGCGTTGTTCGGCGAGGTAGTCGTGCCAGCTTGTGAGCATGTCGGCGATGAGTGCTGCGGTGTCGCTGGCCCATTCGGCGGGGTGTCCGTAGGTGTGGGTTTTGGTGTGTCGGAGGGTTTGTTGGCGTGGTGGTGTGGGGAGTTGGGTGTGAAGGTGGAGCCAGTCGATGGTGAGCCGGTAGAGGGTATAGCGGAGTTTGTTGGGGTTCATGTGTTTTGGTTTGGTGGGTGTTTCCGCATGGGTATCGGTGTCGATCGGCTGGGTCACTTCTCAGGCCTCCTAGCCTCGTTGGGTTCAGACTGCACAACCGACCCGACAACAGGGTGGTTGAACTTTTGGCAGGCGCATTCGCCGCCCCGGCAGCACTCGCAGGAATCAAAGAAACAGCTGGTGCATACGTCTTTAGAGGAGTATCGGGGAATCATCTGGTGTGGTGTCCTTTGCAGTCGGTGGAATGCTCGGCGCGGGGCTGGAAACACGCCGGACAAACAGGGCTCTCGTGGATGAATCGAGCCTGGGCAGCGAGGATCACGGACAGGGTCACTGCCACACCGCCCCGAGTAGCAGGATGTCGACGGCGGCGAGGGCGACGGTTGCGCATCCGAATGCGGCGGCCGCGCGGTTGGTTCCGTATTCGAGGTTGGCCATGGTGCCGCCGAAGGCGACGGTCGTGGCGACGATGCACACGATGAGCGTTGAAATCATCACTACGGTCCAGTTCATTGCTGGTCCTTTTCGGCTAGTAGTTGGGCGATAGCGATCAGAGCGTGAGTCTGCGCTGCCTGGTAATCCCCCGCAGCGGCTTCTTCTTTGGCCCGGTTGATGTGATCGGCGGGGGTGACGATCTTGCGGCCGTTCAAAACGGCGGAGCCCAGGCGTCGATGAGGACATCGAACGCAGCATCAGCCATGCGGCGCCACGCGTCCTTCTCCTGCTCCGACAGGGTGTTCCAGGGGAACATGCGGCCGGAGCTGGTGGTTTCGCAGATGGCTTGCGCGGCCCGCTCAACCAGAGCTGCACGCTCAGGGGTAGTCATGGTTGGGCCTCGTATCGGTAGTGCTCGCAGGGCTTTCGGTCGGGCCGGACGGTGCCCGGTTCATCGCTGAGGTAGGTACGTGCCGGGTATCGGTGTTCGCGCAGCACCGGTTGGTCTGCGCCGCGTTCGGCCCACTCGATGTCCATCTGCGGCTCGCTATGGAACTCGGCGTCCAGATCGGTGCACGACGAAAACGGCACCAGGTCGCGGGTGGACATGAGTTCGTCGCGCTCGGTGCAAGTGATCTTGACCCACGGCATCAGCAGGACGATCCTTTCGTGAGCCATTCCGCCCACCCCTGATCCACCACACGCCGCGGGGGTGTGGTGTCCGGGATGATGTGAATATCCGTATGCCCCGTGTTGATCGAGTGACGATCCGCTTTCCACTGAGCGCAGTCTTCGCACGACTGGTCCCAGACACGGTTGCACTCCTTGCAATGAACCTGAATCACCGCACGTATTCCCGCAGATGCGACAGCGCCAACCGGACGCCCTCAGCTTTGCCCCGCAGCCGGTCGAAATCCGTTCCGTGCGGGAACTTGACGCGCTTCTCGTCGGCCATGAAGTTGAGTTTCACGATCGCGTCCTCCATGCGGTTGATGAGGTCAGAGACTTGATCATTATCTGGGGTCATCGTCAGCTGTATCCGCTTGTGCCTTGTTGGGCGAGGTGTCGTAATCGAAAACAACCAACATGTCGGTGTTTCCACTTAGGACGGGGCAATCCTCAGGTGGGTGTACCACCAGGCAGGCAGGACACGAGTGATCCTCAGTGAACGGTCCGTAGTGTTTGGTTGGGATCAAAGCGAAGGTCGACGCCTCATCCTGCGGCCTGGTACGAATCCACCCGCCGTAGTCATAGTGCCACCGGGCGTTGAACCTATCGCGCCAAGCACGATCGCGGTGTTCAGGGCTCAAGTGCTGGACGTCTGATCCATGCTCTGTGGTCGGCATAGTCGTCATCTCCCTACGAGTGTCGGTAATCGGAAACATGTGTGCGCTGTCAGATCGGCTGCCTACCTGGAGAAACGGCGACGATCATCGAATCAACCCCTGATAAGCAACAGAGTTCAGATCAGGCACCAGGCACCTCCCGCCAATCCCGGAACCTGAAAGTCCACAGTGACTCCCGGTACGGCGCCGGTCGGCCTGCGTAGGAGATGGCTTTCGCGAGCACGTGTTCCTCGCCGATCGCGGTGATTTCGATGATCGTTTCGCCGCGTCCTTCATCGCCGGCGAGTCGGGTTCCGACGGTCCAGCCGTTGCGGCGTGCGGTGTCTGCGTCGCTCATGCCTCGCTCCATCCCGACACCCAGCGGGCCTCGTGCTCAATTCGGACAAGCGGAGAGTCGACCTCCGGGTCGTGGCAGATTCCCGTGACCGAGAAAGCCTTGAGGTTGACCTCTGCGGCCTCCCTGCTCCGACCCGCCCAGCGGTGGCCGGATTCCTCCACGGGAACCCATTGCTCTTCGCGGGTGAGTCCTCCGAGGGCTTTATCGACCTCCACCGACAAATGCGCCACCTCATCGGCGTGCATCAACTCTTCCCACTCCGCGTTCGACGTGCGGGACTCGCTTTCCCATCCACACCCCACACAGTGGGTCCACCACCTGAACCCGTCCGTGTTGGAAATAGACCAGCGTTCGACACGGTGCTTGTCCATCGCCTCGGCGATCGCGTTCTGGGCTTCGCTGCTCACGCTTCCTCCAAAGAGTCGATTGCTTTCAGAACAGATGCCTTAGCGGCGCCATACGGGGGGAACCCTTCGGTCCATCTGCGTACGACCAGGAGGCTTGTCTGACACTTGGATGCCACGGCGGTGATGCCGTACTTGTCCACTGCGGCTTTTACGGATGCCCGGAATGCGTCGTCGCTCACGCTTCCCCCTCGGTATCCAGTGCAGCGAGGATCTTGTACGGATACAGCGGTCCGTGCGACGGGTCTTCGCACAGTTCTCGGATTCGCGTTTCCTGCGCCCGGAGACGCTCAACCTCAGCGACCAGCTCGGGCACGAGAGTGCGAGCCTGGGCGATGAACTCGCCGTCACGGTCGGGCAGTCCGTAGGTCATGGACTCGCCAGCGCCGTCGAAGAGGATCGACTCTGCGTAGTCGCCGTTCTGGTTCTGTCCGCCCCAGTGCTGGAACGTCCACGGCCCTTCGGTCACGCCTTCCAGCGCAGCCTTGGCGCGCTCAACAACATCACTCATCAGGTATCTCCATCCAGTGGGTAACGAATCGGGTTGCAGGCTCTGGCACGCCCAGCTCGAAGATGCTCTCGATTACGCGGGTTTCCCGCCTGAGTCCTCCGAGGGCTCTGTCGATCTCGGCGGCGACGTGGGCCTCGAAATCGTCGAGCGAACCGTCGCGGAAATCACATTCACCCCGCCGCGCACCCTGGCAGTGGGAGTGTCCAGTTTCCAGGTTTAACGTCCGCCGGTGTCGGCGCTGAACCGCGATCATGATCTTCTGCGCGTCCCCGCTCATGCTTCCTCCCCGGGGTTCTGGTAGTGATCAGGCATCGGATCACGCAGTGTTGTCGCCAGGTGATAACAGTCCGGATCAGTCTTCGTCCCGTCCTGGTTGGCGTGGCACAGATACACCGTCCGCATCCGATCCGGAGCGACGAAGTAAGTCCACGACCCGAATACGGAATCCGCGCGGCCGCATCGGGCGCACCGCCTGCCGTCGCTCATGCTTCCTCCCCTGTAGCCACAACCGCAGCAGCAGCAGCGAGCGAGGCGGCGGCGAACATTTTCGCCCACCACATAGCGCCTGCCGCGTTCATCTCACATTTGAACTCGGTCCCCAAACCGAAGTCGGTCCAGATGCGGCCCTCTCTGCCGCTGACTGAGTTGTCCACTCGGATGCCATAGTCGGCGTAGAACGTCTGGGCGTCGTTGTCAGTCCTGTCGGGTTCGGGTAGCTGGGTTACCGCCACACCCGGAAGAGACGCGATGACATCAGCGAGCTTTCCGGGAAGCGCATCCCAGGCCGCCTGGTCGGCAGCATCCTCGGGATCGGTCCACAGCCGCTTCAGGGCTTCGCTGAGGGCTTCTGTGAGTACAGCACGCAACTCGTCGCTCATCGCTCCAGCTCCTCGGTGGGTTCGGGTAGTTCTACTAGGGCGATACGGTTAGCCCTCAGGGCGGCGATGATGCGCATTGCCACATGCTCGTACGGGGAATCTGGACCCCAGCATTCGCGGATCGGTGCGGCGATAATTGCTCTTACTTGCACTGGATCATTCGTCGTTGTCATTCGTCGCCTTTCGGTTCTCGGTTTCTGTCAGTGAGCCGCCCGAAGTGGATGACCCGACCGGGCAGCGGCTTACCCGGACGAATCGTGTTGCTGCAGGGTTTGCCTTTGGGGGCTTTGCAGATGTCACACGACCTGCACGACACCGCCTCCTGGACACGCGGATCATCCGGGCTCGATACGAACATCGTCATGGCAGGTACTCCATGCGCCATGTCGGATGCACACGAGTGCGCAGGTTCTTCGGGTCGCTGTCCAAGTGCAGCATCAGATACGGGCCATCAACGCTCAGGATGCGTCCCGGCCGTCCATCGAAGACAACTCGCATTCCGCGCTTCGCTGGGACGCGGTAGGTCGACCGGATCCAGTCGAATCCACCTTTTCGTTGCGTCATGCGTCGTCTCCTGGTGTTGATTGCGGGGGCTGTGCGCCACGTGGAGCGACTTTCAGGGCACCCCGCGTGTCATCGTCGCTCACGACATCCGTCCACGCGTCAGAGCGCCCGTAGCCGCCAACTCCGCGGCCCGGACACGAGCCTCATGAAACGACGACCGCTGCAGCGTCGTCTCCCCGTACCGGTCAGGCACGATCGATCGACTTCATCTCAGCGACCCGACCGACAGCGCGGACCAGCCGGCGCTCCAGCTCCGCGTCACGGGCATCCTCACGAGCTTCCCGTTCCGCCGGGGTCTCCCGCTCACACCGATCCCGACGAATCGCACGAGCAGCATCAACAAGATCCTTCGGCAACGGACGAAACCCATTCCCGTGATCGGAGTACATCTTCGTCACCCCGGCCAACACGTCGGCCTGGTTGAACTTCCACAGTTCGATCTGCTCAGCCCACGCCTCAACGGTGGCGCGGTTCGGCTGCGGAAACCACGGATCGTAAGCAGCGCACTTCGCAAGAGCATTGGCCGCGATCTGATAAGAGTCGCTCATTGTCCGATTGCCTTTCTCTGGTCAGGGTTTCCGAGGCCAGCCCATCCGAGGACTTTCGCTTCGCCGGCGGTGAGGTTGCTTGATCGAGACGACTTGATGACATCTCCGAGGACTGTTGGGAGGTATTCGGGGAGGTTGCAGTTAGGCCTTCGTTCCCATTCGCGCAGGGCTTCCCGGATAAGGGCGTCCGGTTGTCCTTCGCGGGTGAGCTTCTCAACCTGGACTGCCAGCCGGTCCACAGTGACTTTCGGATAGGTGTTGCTTCCAAGCTCTTGACGGACGACGGTCTTGGATGCGGAGGAGGGTTGCGGTTTTGAGGGCTTGTTGACGAGTTCGATTGAGGCTGGCGCGGTGCCGACGACGACGGGTGGTGAGTCGTACGGTCCGGGCGGCGGCTCGGGTGGAAGTGGGACTTCCTCGTCCCCTGTTCCCCCGTTCCCCTGCTCCCTTTCCCCTGTTCCCCTGTTCCCCTGTTCGTGGGTGAGACTCTCGTGAGGGTCTCCAGAGGAACTCAAGAGGGACACTGACGTGTTGACCATATCCGCTGGTGGGAGTGGATATTTGTGGCCTAGGCTGGGGTGATTCACCCGCTGATGCTGTTTCCACTTGGTGATGTACAGCAGATCCTTGAGACTTCCGTTGTGGACGGCTTTATAGCGGGTCACCTGTCCACCGCTGGCTAGTCTCTCCAGATCTTCAGTGACTCTCTTGAGGGTCTCTAGAGGCTCGCGGGCGAATTCATCGGCGTACAGATCGGCAACGATGGAGACGAGTTTGTCTGCGCCAACACCGTTGTCATCTACATACGACCACAAGCCGATGAACGTGAGCCGGGTCGAGATAGGCAGTTTGGTGATGTCATCGGACCGCCAGAACTCAGGCTTGATGGACCTGATCCTCACGACGCATCACCGCCGAACAACTTTTTTATGACGGCGTTGTGGATGCGCCACCTTCGAATCTCGGCGTAACGCTCGAATGCCAGATCTACGCGCTTCATGTGAACGTCGGTTGTTCGTCCCGACTTGGCGCGGCAGCGGGTGTCCGGGGCAGATCCGCAGGTAGGACATTCCACCCTTGCCCAGTCGTATGGGATGCGTGGACTATCATCAGTCACAGCCACTCCAATCCAGTGGTTAGGCCCGGGGTCACGGTGTTACCAGCACCGCCCGGGCCGTCTTCGTACTCACGTTCGATACTACCCGAAACACGCTGGTAAAACACGTTTTTCCGCATCAAACCTCCTCGCAGTCTGCGCATCCGTTTCCGCCGCACACCTCACACAGACCGGCCTCGAATCCTGGGCATAGGCACTGCGTGTATCGGGTCATGTCATCCGCATCCACGCCCAGCCGGGTTCGGCATTGGGGTGTGTGGGTGGAGCGGGGATGATCACACAACAGGCACGTCATGAGATTCCTCAACGTGTGCTCGGTGGTCGGCGAGGGCGTGGTGTCGTCGGACGAAGTGTTGGGCGTCGTCAGTGGTGGTGAATTCGGCGGTGACGGGCCGTCCTTGGGTGCGGGCGCATTCCCCTGCAAACAACAGTGATCATGGGACCTGCCAGTTGATGGTGTCGCCTTGCTGGAGAATCTGTTCCAGGTATTTGACGGCGGTGACGGTGGAGTTGAAGCATTTCGGTGGTTCGTTTCCACCGGTGACGATGTAATGGGGCCACGTCCCCGAAACCGTGTACATCACCTGAACAGCCCCTTCACGAGGAAGTACGCCAGCGACGGGGGTCCGGTGAATGCGAGGACGATGTAGGCGATCGCTTCGAGCTGTTCGGGTGTGAGGTTGCTCATCGGTTCTCCTGTGATGGGTTGTGGTTTCGGTGGTGCTGGTGGCCGTGGATGCCCCCACGCGGAACGGTGCGAACGGCGACGGGCACGGAACCACAACATCGACTCGGCGGTCATGACGCGTCATCCAAAGCGTCCAAAAGTGTCGGCACCGACATCTCCGCGTCCAACGCGCGCATATTGTCAACCGCAGTGCGCCAATACGACGGCTTCAACTCAATACCGATCGCCCGCCGCCCCAGCTTCACAGCCTGATACAACTCAGAACCAATACCAGCGAACGGTGTCAACACCAGCTCGCCAGGATTCGACCACAACCGCACGCACCGCTCGACGAAACCAAGCTGGAGAGGGCAAATGTGACGCTCATCCGCGGACTCCTTCGCAACCTTCGTGTTCAGAGTGTCCGTTTCACGAATCCCGTACCAGACCGGGCAAATATGCCCATCATCGCTGAGCCATCCCCCGTCGTGGTGATCAGTCCAGATCGGAGATGCCCACTCGATCCACTCATCATTCGTGACATCATTCTTAATCGGCACCGCATTATCGCCAGGCTTACGGAACAGCAACAGGTAATCCGCAAGGGCAGGGCGCGTAGCCGCGCTGTCACGGTTCTTCGTCGCGAACGCCAAAGCATGCGAACGAGTCCTAATCGACTGGGCCTGTGGATCTTTCCACACCGTCACCTCACCGTTGAAATACCAGCCCGCGTTCTGGAACGCGGCGATAACTTGCCCACGGAAGTCAGTCATGCCCATGTAGCCGTCAGTTGCCTTCGTTGTGGTCAACTGCTGAACGTGGATGCACGCCAACCGGCCAGGCTTCGTGACCCGCAACTGCTCCCGAATGATGAATCCGTAATGTTCGAAGAACTCTCGGCGGCTGGCACTGTTCCCCAGGTCGCGCACCGACGGACTGTAGGTGAACAAACTGGCGAACGGAGGTGAGCAGACCGACAAGTCGACTGTCTCACTTTCAATTTCGGATAACCGTTCGCAACTGTCCCCCAGCAGGAGTGTCCAGTTCTGTCCGTGTTCTTCACCGGTGATGTAGTCGGTCATTCCTATTTACCTCTCACTCTTCTCATCTCTTCGACCAGCGCGCGTGTGATATCGCCGGCTTGCTGTTCTTTGCGTGCGACATTCGCCGCGATCTGTGATTCCAGTTCTGAAACGATGACGTGCGCATACACAACCTTGGTTTGCCCATACCGGTAGCAGCGCCGGATCGCCTGGTAGTACTGCTCGTAACTGTCACCCATCCCGACGAACGCCATGCGGTGGCAGTGCTGGTAGTTCAGGCCCTGCGAAGCGATGCTCGGCTTCGTTACCAGGACCTCGAACTGGCCGTCTGCGAACCCCAGTAGGAGCTGCGCTTTCTCGTCCGGGTCCAGTGACCCGTGAACGTTGACCGAACCTGGTACCGCCGCTGCCAGCGCCTCGGCTTCAGAGTTCAATCCGCACCACAGTATCCACGGGCCAGGGTTGTTAGCGACCAGCTTCGCGGCGCGATCAACCCTGGCCTGCAACGTCTTGCGACGCAACTCTGCGCGGCCTGTCACACCTCCGATGTCGGTGGCGAACAGTTGCCCCTCAACTTCGATGTCGGCGTGGACGATCTCGGGAATGACCTCCAGCCCGGGAAGTATGTAGCCAGTGTCATCTCCCCCAACATCGGATGGCTTCGTCAGTGCGACAGCCCATTGCGCCATCCACTCGATCATCGGTTGACGGGCGTGCCCTTTAAGTCTCCACCCGTCGGAATCGTGAATGAAGTAGGCGGCCAGCATGTGAGTTCTGGACATCCGCCCGAGCCATTCAGCTTGGTTGGTCAGTTCTTCGGGATCGTTCGGCGCCGGGGTAGCCGAGCAAGCAAGCCGGTGTGGAATATGGGCGGCCCAATCGATAAGCATTGTCCGGGTTTTCCCATCCGACTGTTTGAGGATGCTTGACTCGTCTAGCACCACGGCATCGAACATGTCTGGTGAGAAGTTGTGCAGCCGTTCGTAGTTGGTGACGATGATCTGCGCGCGGCGGAACATGTCGGGGTCGGGCTCGGCGACGTACTCGGCGGTCACATCCAGCTTGTTGGCCTCGCGGACGGTTTGTGCGCATACGGCCAGTGGCGCGACGATCAGCGGGCGGTCACCAGACAGCCGTGCCCACTCCAACTGCATAACTGTTTTCCCCATGCCTGTGTCAGCCCACAGCGCCGCCCGCGATGTGCGAACTGCCCACCTGACCAGATCGTTTTGCCAGTCGTGCAGCATGGGGTGTACGTCTGATGCGGGGATTTCACGGCCGGGGATGTCCGCCTGAGCTTTTTTGCGGCTTAAGAACTCGGTGTATGACATGCAATCGGTCGTGCCAAACGGGCAATTGGCGAACGTCACGTGGCCGGTCACTTAGCAGCCTCCACAGGGTTAGGTATCCGGTAGGTGTTTCCGTCGTCGTCGAGCAGCACCCATTGGCCGCGGTACAGGACGGGAGTTTGGATGGGGGATTGGGTTTGACGAACAAGCCAACCGTGCTCGAATGCTTGCGCACGATAGGACTCCGCCCAACGATGACAAGCACCACAAGCCCACAGCCCGTTGGACGCCACGTTGGTGTCTACGCGTCGAGAGCCGCCAAGACCACGGGGCCTGCGATGGTGTGCAGTAGCGTCCGAGGCGTACTCGTTACAGCGTTCACAACGACCATGCGCACGAGCCCAGATCAGTTCCTTGACTTCCGGGGGAAACCCCGTAAACCGGCGACTCATGAGGCGTCCGCCTGCCTGGCTTCCAACTCCTGAGCCCGCGCCGCCAACGCCTCCTGAACAGTCGGCCCATCCGCGGCACCAACATTCAACAACTCGCCAGCCTTCGCGTCCCGCCACAACCCGGTCAACACATCACGGGACTCAGCAGCCGCAATCAGATCCAGCAGCTCCAGCACCCGGTCCTGAACGGACTCCAACTCCCGTACATGGGCGGTCTTCGGGTCGCACTTGAGGATGTCGAACACCAGTTGTTCCAGCGTCAAATCCGGGACTCGGCGGGGTTTGTCTTCGCCGGGGATGATGCCGGCGTGGACGGAGCGGGCGCCGATGATCTGCGGATGCTCACCACGATTGAGTCGCACCCACACGGATGCGTCGAACGCCAAATTCTTCTGCCCCTCAACCTTCCACGTGCGCTGCGAGGTGGGTTTCCCGTTCTCCATCGCCACCTGATCCGCGCCGCGAGCGATCATCACGACGATGCCGGGGAACCGCATCAGGACCCGCATGAGTTCTTTGTGGCGGGCAGTGGCTAGATTCCACAGGTCAGTTGATATGACGATCTCCGCTTCAGGATCGCGCTCAAGCTTTTTCAGGTTTGCCTCACGCCGGCGAGCCTTGTTATCGACCCACTCTTTGAGGTCGTCCCACTCCGCGGTCATCGAGTCGATGACGAGGACTACGGGTTTCTCGCCGGCGTCGATGGCGCGCTGGGCTTCGTCTCGGGCGGCGCGGACTTGCTCCATGATGGAGGTCCAGGTGCCGTCGTGTTCGATGACTTCGTAGCGGGCACCGGGGATTGCCCCGTACTCGTCGGCGGCACCTTCAGACCAGTCGATCCACAAGGTGCGGCCGACCTTCTCCGAGGATGAAAGGACCGCTGCGGCCCACGATTTACCGGCTTTCTCACCACCTTCGACGAGGATGAGCGGCCATGGGACAGCGCCGGTTGGGGGACGGGTTTTGAGGGTCATTGTTCGATCTCCTTCAACCCGGACACCCCGAGAGCACCCCGAGCCAACAAACCAGCGATCGTCACATCCGAGTCATCCGACAACTTCACAATGGGATACGGGTCACCCTCAACAACATCGATCAGCCCATCGATCACAACCCCATCGACGTCAACGAACGCGCCCTTCTTCGCTGCGTCGTCCAGGAGTTGTTTGAGGAATGCGGGTCGTACGCGTTCTTCGACTTCGATTTCGGTGGGGTAGTTCGCTTTCACGTAGGCGAGCAGTGCTGTTTCGGATGTGACTTTGGCGGTTTTTCGGCCTTTCGCCATCGACACGTGTCCGATGACTTGTCCGGCGACGACGGCGGCTTTCCGCTCCCCCGCCAGTAACCCGAGTTGTTGTTTGGCTTCTGCTTTCCATTGCTTTAGCCGGTCTTCCAACCATTTGCAGAGGGCGAGTGTGGCAGTCGGGTCACTCATTCGGTCACCTCCGCAGCAGCAGCGGCAGCGGCCATCGCGGCGTCCAACGTTTCCTCATACCCCCACGCCAAAACCCGCGCACACGTGTTGTCCTCAACAGACCAACGGAAATCACCCGCCACATCGGACGGATTGATCCACGCGTTGCGCCGATCACCGGGGAGTACCGCACGCCACCTACCGGGGCCAACAAAACCGGTGAACCATTCCCACGTGAGGTTTTGGGTTTCGGTGCTCATGCTGTCCACCTGTCCGCCAACCGATCCAACGAACCAATAACCGCATCAACCCGAGACAACGCCTTCGACACAACTTCCAGGTTCAGTTCCAGCGCTTCACGGTCCAGGAACGGCAGTGGCGGTCCCTCCGACAACAACTCATGCAAAGCGCACCGCGCGTCATCAAGAGCAGCCGCGGCGGCTTTCGCGTCATCCCTCGCGGTAATCACCCGTGTATCAACAACCATCAGTTTTCGTCCTTGTCTCGATATTCGGAGCAGTGGCAGCGTTCATGCCCGGCCGGGCCGTGGTAGTTGGTGGCGTCACAACCCGTGTCCCACCGTCCCCGGAACTTGTCCCACTGGTAGCGGTGACGTGACCTGTTGTGTCCACACACGCACATCACGAGGCCTCCAACCAGCGGAACTTCTTGACCAGAGCTCTGAACTCAGCAGCCTGCTTCTTCGACCACCCGTAACCAGGGAAATACTTTTCGACCGTTGTCCGGCTCACCCCCAACGTGCGGGCAACCTCGTTATAAGGGGCGCCGTCATCAAGCAAATATTGGGCGAAATCCTTCTGCTCCTGGCTCAACGGAACAAACTGATTCGGCGACGCCAAACGGGCATCACCAGCCGCCCGAACCCGAACCACCGTCCGAGCCGAACAACCCACCACTTCCCCAATATGCTTGGCGGACCACCCCTCACGAGTCATCAACAGAATCGTCTGCACCTGCTCTGGGGTGAGCCTGTTCCCGTTGCTCATGCCACCTGATCCTCACCATCGATCGCTTTGAGCAGAGGCCGCCGTTCCTTCTCCGACAACCCCCCGAACACCCCGTAGTTCTCGCGGTTCGCCAACGCGAACTCCAAGCATTCGACCCGAACCTCGCACCGGCTGCAGATCCGTTTGGCTGGCTTCGCGCTTCGACCCTTCTCGGGGAAAAACACTTCGGGGTCCACTTCGGCGCACCGTGCCAGGTCACGCCACGCATGCTTGTCCTCCACCGCGGCGGCGAGCATGAACGACAGATCGAGCAGGGTCATGCCACGGACTCAAGTTCTGTGATCCACGCGAACGGGTCCTCAACATCTGGCACACCGGCAAGGGCAGCCATCAACAGTTGAGTGCGTTCGGTTTCCGGGAGGCTTGTCAGATAGGCCCACACGGGCAGGGAGTCACCGCTACGGATACGCCGAGACAACCAGATGACTGTTGCAGCGATACGGGATTCCCAATCCGTCTCCGACAGTGGGCATTCCTGAAACAGCCTGTCTGGGTGGGCTTCCATGTTGCCATCGGTCGTGACCCACGCGTCCTCCCCGCACACCGGGCAGGATTGCAACTTTGCTGCAGGCAGTTCAGCCCTGTCCCGTTCGATGGTGCGGACCGTGCAGTGCGCCCTGCGCGCCAACTCCACTTCGGGGAGTTTCGGGCGACGCCGCACCAGCATTCGGCGCTCTTCGGCATTAAGTCGCATGGGAGTTCCGTTCACGGCGCATTCCACGGCGAACCAGTCGATGCTCACGCGCCCCACCTCTGCGCCCGTCGGCATTCATTCGAGCAGGTCTTCGCATACGTCCCCATAAACTCGCCGCCGCACTGCGTGCAGATCTTCAGGGACGGTTGTGACCGCAACGCATTCGAGGCGCGCTTCTTGCATTTCTGCGAGCAAAACCTTGCCCTGCGGGTGACCGGCTCGAACACCTCACCGCACTGCAAGCATTCCTTCTCGGTGAACCGTGCCGGTTTCACCGGGGGCAGCTCGCCACGCTTGATGCGGGCACGTTCCTTCTCCGAAAACCCGCCCCACACACCCAACTCGTTGTGCTTCAACGCCCACTGCAGGCATTGCGGTTGTACGGGGCATTCCCAGCAGATCTTGCGGGCGGCGTCGTTGGTGTAGTGGCCGGATTCGTTGAGGAACCAAATGTCGCCGTCCTTGTGGGTGCAGATCGCGCGGGAACGCCAGTCACTGGTGTGGACTTCAGCCAACTGGATGAACGGGGAATTCGGCATCACACCCACCCCGTGCCGCTCAAATGTTCAGGGCAGAACGATGCGGTGGCGGCACCCACGAAATACCCTGAGTCATACAGGTTCAGGTTGGAGTTGTTGTACACGAAGACTGAGGCTTCGTACATGGTGTAGCCGGTGTCGAGGACGTCGCAGACGGCTTTGCCGGCGTTGATGACGGCGGGTTTGGAGCTGTAGGTGATGCCTTCGGAGTCGAGTGCCATGACGAACGCGTCGGATGTGATGTCTGCTTTGGCTTCTGGTGCGGCGAGTCCGGGGCCGATGATGCCCGCGGCGATCAACAGGGGCATGGTCCACCAGTACCGCCAGGACTTCTCGTTGCGCCTCATGCTGCGTCTCCCTCGGTGAGGTAGTCACGCAACAACCCGACAACAGCGTCGCCGTTCATCTGCTCCCAGATCGTCGGCTCGTTCTCCCAGTGCACCGGCGGCAGGAACGGGCGGAACCACGACACACTCTCCGTGTGGATCAACACCAACTCCGCCAGGTCCTCAAGTTCCTTCAATAGGTCGAGGTCAGCCATGGGTGGGTTGGTGGTGACGGGGAGGTCGGACCAGTTGGTTTGGTGGTGGTCCCACCATGCGGGTTTAGAATCTGGGGTTAGCATCGGAAGCGTCCTTTCTTTGGTTGTGTTGTTTCCGGTGTTAGGGCCGTCGTCCCGCGCAATGGGGCGGCGGCCCGCCTGCGTCAGCCGTGGATCCGCGCCAGAGCGGAATTGATATCTGCTGCGTCAATCTCGGTTTCAGGGTCGAGGTCGGCGAGTTCGCGCCACCGGGTAATCGACTGCCGCGTGAACTCGATGAGTGCGGCGCTCCATGCGGCGCTCCATGCGGCGCTCTCTGCGGCGCTCTCTGCGGCGCTCCGTGCGGCGCTCTCTGCGGCGTACCGTGCGGCGCTCCGTGCGGCGCTCCGTGCGGCGCTCTCTGCGCCGCTCTCTGCGCCGCTCTCTGCGGCGCTCCATGCGGCGCTCCGTGCGGCGCTCTCTGCGGCGCTCCGTGCGGCGCTCCATGCGGCGCTCTCTGCGGCGCTCCATGCGGCGCTCCGTGCGGCCCACGCAAACGGCACCTGACCCGCCGCCGCCTGACGGTGCAAATCCGCAATCTCGCGGATCGCCACCGCACCAACCTCATCCGCGAACCGGACGGCGCCCCACTCTGGGGAGTCCAGCATGTCGGCAATCCACAACGCGTGGACAGCATCCGAAACACCTGCAGTGCCGACTGTCTTCCAACCCAAGTCGAGAACCAGCACACTGTTCTCGGGTGATAGGAACCCGTCAGGTCCAGCAAGTTGGTCGTTGCACATCTGCACCAGGGCGGCCAGTGGGCGCGCTGAGCACTCAGGGTAGTCGGTAATTTTGGTGTCACCGTTGATGTAGCTGATCACATTCATGGCGCAGGCTTTCCCGGAGCCGGGTTGGTGGCTGCCTTCCGCGAGGCGCAGAGGGTGGGTGATTCGGTCGAGATCAATGGACATTGGGAGTTCCTTTTCTTTGTTTGGATGGGTTGATCTATCTCGGGGTGATGCGGTAGTTCTCCAGCAGTGACTGGGCGACAACGCCGGGGTTCACCCCGGACGCGCCGGGCGCGGTCGTGAAGTAACGCAGATGGCGTTCCAACTCGGCGGCCGTCGCATGCTGTTGCCTCATGGCGGCGAGTTCTTCCGCGGTCACAGAATCCAGGAACTCCCCCAACTCCATGAACTCGTCATCATCGAGGAATTCGCGGGCGAAGCTGAGGCAGTACTGCTTGGTGGAGTCAATGGCGTCGTGCATCCACTTTGGCGAGTTCGGCTCCTGCTTGTGCAGTTCGTCCCAGCCGTTGGAACGCCCCGGCGCGGGGGGCGGGGGAACCATGCCCGCGCCGGGGCGAATGTCACCCACCGAGACGGGTGACGGGTCTGCCGAAACCCGATGCCCGGCAGAGGCATGCAGCTTCCACGCGGCCTGGTGCATGTCACGGCACAGACCGCGAGCCATCTTGTGTTCAAAGCACCAGTACGCATCGTCGATCACCTGCGCCCATCCGGGTTCGTGGACTTCTTCCTCAGCCTCCGCAGCCGCAAGACCATCCGCGTAGTCCAGGCCGAAATCCCGACCCAACGCATTGCTCATGGCCTGACGCTCAAGCTTGGCCAGCCACGGATCCACCACAGCACCCACCAAGGCGAGTCCGTCATGAATCACGTTGTTAAACCTGGCATTCAAACGATCAACAAGATTCACTGAAGCTCCTCAGAGGTGTAGATCAGCTTGGCGGTATCGCAGGGCCAACGGTGTCTACACTCGCTGCACTCTTCGACAGAATCGCCGTGCTCATCGATTGGGTGGTGTAGTTCGCGGATCGGCTTCAACACCTCGCGGGCAGCAAGAACAAGGTCTCTATTGGGCGTCGGGTATGCGTAAACCAGCTTCATAACCCGTGTCGCAGCTTCTACTGCTGGATCGCTCACGCTGTCTCCCCCAGTTCCTGCAGCCGGCACCGCAGCCGCGCGTTTTCCTCACGCAACGCATCCAGCTCCGCCGCTTCCTTCATCTGCCTGGCGTCTAACTCCGCCAACGCTTTCCACAACCCCGACGGACGCGCGGTATAAGTCATGACGCCGCCAATCTCCGCCGCGACCGCGCCGACAACCCATCAGCCAACGACACCGGTTCAACCGGATCCTGATGGGCTACAGACGGGCCACCCGAAAGCCACTGCTCAATATGGGCGTCCGTCATCACCCACACACTCCGCGACAGCTGCTTCCCCGGAATCTCGCCCTTCTTGAGTCGGCGCTTCATCCACCGAACCCGGTCCTTCATGTGAGGCAGGTACTTGTCTGCCACCTGCTCCACGGGGTACGCCTCGATCATCTCGCTCCCCCTTTCGGTTTCGACACAAACAGTGGTTTCTTTGGTTTCGACACAAACAGTGGTTTCTTCGGTTTCGGGAAGTGCTGCACCTTCGGCCTCGGCCTCGAATGAAAAGTCATGGCTTCATCGCGTTTCGGATGATGGTGAGCTGGTCGATCAGGTCCGTGAGTTCATCAGCGGCGAGAAGGACATCGGCGTCATTTCGGTAACCGGCAACATTGAGGTAGGCCAGGTCAGTTCCGTCGTAGTTCCCTAGCCCGACGGTCACGCCGCCGTGTGACTTTTTGATCAGACGCTGAGGATCCGAGTAGAAGATGAACCGATTCGCTTCGGCCTGTGACCGGTACTGCTTCTTCCCTGGAGTCGGGCAGACCCCTCGGTTGATACGATTGAGTTCAGACATTCGAGCTTCTCCTCGTTGTCTCTGCCCTCACCTGCTGCACACAGGTGAGGGCTTTTTTATGCGGCGGGGTTTTTCTGCTCGGCTGGCCGCTCTAATACGGAGACGGGAACCTTGAGCGCGACGGCGAGCTTCTTGGTGACGGTGGCGTTCGGCCATCGGTCACCGTTCTCAAGCTGGGAGAGGTAAGGGGCGGAAACTCCGCTTTCGCGGGACAGCTCGGCGGATGACCAACCTGTGCGCTCACGGATGACCCGGAGTTCCTGCCACACCCCGTAGGACTGTTTGACCATGCCGCCAACTGTACTGCGAACAAGTGCAAACCGCAACAGTTCGCGATGAGTTCGCGCCAACAATGCTGTGACCTGCAATGTTCGAAAATTACATGCGCGTAACTGCAAAGAATCAGGGTTGTGCAAGCAGTGGACTTTGCACCTGTTTGCACGCGAACATGTAGGCGTGAACGAGAACAAGGAACACCGCGAAGACTGGCCATTCGGGCCAGAACTCAAGCGGCACAGAGAACGCGCTGGGCTATCTCAGCGCGAAGCCTCACGGCGCACAACGCCACCAGGCAGCGACAAACCAGCCGTCAGCGCAGGACGGTGGAAGCAGTTGGAGACGGGATGGCAGATCAACAAAGGCACACTGATCCCAATCGGAACAACCGCAGCCACCGTGGCCGCAGCTGCCCGAGCCGTCGAATGGGATGTGACCGAAGCCCTGGCGATAGCCGGATTTCAGCAGTCAGATATTCCGCCGCCGCCACCTGAGCCAGCGATAGGCCGCTACTCAGATGACGAACTTCTCGCCGAAGTCCGGCGACGATTACAGGAGGTACGAAATGTCATGGAAACTGCGCAGACGACGCGAACACCGCGCGAAACGCATCAAGACCAGGAGGAAGCCTTAGGCGCCAGGCCCGGTGAGTCGCCGCAACCGCGCCAGCCTAGGGCCAGCGAAACAGGCCCTGCGATCCACGCCCACGTCGCCAGGAGCGTCCGGGCGCGTCAACGCCGCAAGGACTAGGCGCGCCCGGTCCAGCGACCACATTGTTGGCGGGCACTCATCCATCGCGTTCAAAATCCGCGCCAGCAGAGTATCGAGATCGTCATCAAACATGGGCTGCACCTACCGAAATGAACAACACCGGCCGCCCCTCGCAACCGGATGCGTAGACGCTAACGGATCGTTGCCAAGATCGACACACGAAGCCCACAAATGGGAATATCACGATTAGATAACCGACAGTGCGTCACGTTTGCCAGCCCCTCACCAGAAAGCGCACACATCCATGAACAACAACAACAACGCAGTCTCGCTGGGAAAAGTGATGGCCGCCGCGCTCGGCGTCCTCGTCCTTGTCGCCATCGTCTCCGCCCGTGGCGACAAGGACGACGACACCACAACGCAAGCCGCCACAACGTCAACCACCACCACAGCGCGCGTGAACCCGTATCGGACCATCCCCGGCGACGGCTACCACAACATGGGCGGCGCCGACGGATACGACTGGGGCACCTACACCGCCACCATCCCACCCGACTCCCCCGGCTGCACCTGGGCCATCGTCAGCGTCTCCGAGTATCGCGGCGGCGAAACACTCCGCGAAGGTGAAGCATCATCCGGCACCGTCCGCGCGAACATCCAACCCGACGGGGTGTCGTCGTGGACCGGCACCATCAACGGCGACCACCGCATCATGTTCCGCACAAGCGGCTGCGGAGCCTGGACTATGACCGAGTGAAAGGCCCGCAAACACAAAAAGGCGCCCTACCAGGATCTAGATCCTGGTAGGGCGCATCTGGGTCTTAAAAGTCCCCCAACAATCCGTCCATAAACTCCGCCGCCACCCGCGAACTCGTCCGATCCACATCCGTATACGTGTCCACCGTGATCTGAATCGACTCATGACCCAGCTGGCGAGACACAATCGTCACCGGTGTCCCGCCCGTTAGCTGCCACGACGCATACGTGTGCCGCAAATCGTGCGGAGTCGGCCGCGGCACCAGACCAGCCTTCTCCACAGCCGGATTCCACACCCTACGCAGAAACCCCGGATACCTGACCGGTCCACCATCGGTATTGACGAAAACAAACTCGTTCGACAAGTCCAGCCGCTCCAACAACCTGGCCGGCACATCCACCGTGCGGCGGGACCGTTTCGTCTTCGGCGGCCCCAACACATACCCGGCAGACGAGTACTTCCACGCCTGCCGCACCCTGATCGTGGACGTCTCCAAATCCACATGCCTGGGCTGCAGGGCCGATACCTCACCCCACCGCAAACCGGTCGACACCATGAACTGAACCATCATCTTCCAGTGAGGTGTCACCGCGTCGCGGAGCCGGTCGAACTCGGCGTGGGTGAGCATGCGGATCTCGTCGTCGTCCTCAGCGTCCCCGCGGGGCAGGCGGCGGCCCGACGCAGGGTTGGTGGACAAGTATCGGGGGACGGCGGCGTTCAGTGCCCCCGATAGGAACCCGTATTTGTTGCGGAGGGTTTTCGGGGCGTGCCCGTTGCCGTCGCGGCCGCCGGTGGTTTCCATGACCTTCACCCAGCGGGCGATGTCCTCTTCGGAGAGCTTCGACAAGGGGATGTCGCCGAGGTTCGGTTTGATGTCGTTGGCGAGGTACTGCTCGTACTTGTCGATCGTGTACTGCTCGACGCCGGTGAGGTGGTCGATGTGGTGCCGGATCCACTCAGCCACGGTCAGCTCGGACTTGGTTCCTCGCGGTGCGGGGTTGATGCCGTGCATCTCCAGGGCGCGTGCAGCACCGTGGGCGTCGACGGCGGCGGCGAAGGCGTCTGCTGCTTTGCGATTGTCGAAGGTGAGTGCGCCTTGTGCGCTTCCTCTGCCGCCGAACCGGTAGGAGACCAGGTAGGCGGTGGTTCCGTCTTTGCGGACCCGTTCACGCACTGATGCCATACCCGGATTCTATCCGTTGTGATGTCATCGGTGCTGTCAGATTCTGGGCGATTCGCTGACCTGCGGTTTTGGGTGGAGCTAAGGGGATTCGAACCCCTTCGTATCGTGGGGAAATGGGCGTTTACCTGCGAAAAAACACCCGTGTGGTTCTGTTCCGACCTTTTTAGACCTGTAGCGACCTGGGAAAACCTGGAGCCGTGTTGTCAGTGACAGCACGGACATGTGGGCTGTCTGCACCCCACCTACACCTGTGCCCTAGCCCCCTGCTGCTACCCCACACCCACACCCCTGTGCGCAGCACCCCTGTATATGCAGCGTCCCTCCGCTGTGCAGAACTCGGGCTTGACACGTAACCCGGTTACGGGTAAAGTCAGTCGCATGAACATGATGCTGAACACCCGCTACATCAAGATCGACCGCCACTTCGGCCGGTGCACAGTCAAGGGCTGCGCGACCCGCAGGGTCATCGACGGCAAGCCGTATGTCGGCGAGGGCACCAGCGCGGTGCCGATCTTCTACGGCGGCTTCAACGGCCCCCAGCTGATCGCCGCGGGTCTGTTCTGCACCGAGCACAACAAGCACCTCACCTGGACCCAGCTGCAGGCCCGGACCAACCCGGAGAAGACCTGCAACGGCGTCTGCATGGGCGCGGTCGGCGGGTCCTGCGACTGCTCGTGCGGCGGGGAGAACCACGGCAAGAACCACATCGGCTGAAGGAAGGGCCCATTGACATATAACGACTGATTGAGGAGACGCTGATGCGCACCATCCACACCACCCCCGCCGAGTTCCGACGCGAACAGCTCCCCCGACTCTCGCTAGAAGTGATTGAGGCTCTGAAAGCTGCGGGGGAGACTGAGACGGATATCGCCCGGATGTACGGTGTGACACCACAGGCTGTTTCATGGCACGTTCACACGTACGGAGGTAAATTGACCGACCGGCAGGTTATCCGCCGCGAATACCCGTTCAAGGTGCCTGAGCCTCTTTCTCAGTGCGCGCCGCATAAACGACTGAGGGATCATGGCGAATACATCGCCACACGCGGCAAAGGCATGAAAGATTACAAGCTGAAGCGTCTCCGTTCGTTTTACCGGATGCTTCGTGAGAACAATTGGGTTGTCGAGTTTGATCCGAACATTCCGCCTATACCCGGCGTCAGCAAACGCGGGGGTTGGGCATACAGGGAGCGCCAGGAATCCGACGAAGACCTACTCATCAGAGTCAACGAATACACAACTCTGTCCGAGATCGGACGTCATCGCATCTGGCGTTTCCCGAGCGTGGAGCCCTGATAACCACTGGAGAGTGCAAGGGGGCGGCTGCCTTCACAATCCGAAGATTAAGCCAGGACGTAAACCAGCAGCGCGACGATCATCCCCGCCACGACCGCCAGCCACACCGACCGCCACAACTCCAACTGCGGATCACTCACCAGACGACTCATCCCAATAACGGTTCACCAAACCATCGGTGACATACCCCGCCTGACCTATAGGTGTGATCACAGTCGTAGCACCCAAGTCCATGCGGTCACCGTCGATACGTTCCAACCCGACGACCACCACATAGTGGGCCACCTGCCAACCGTCTCCCATCGCGTCCAAGCTGGCTTGGATCGCGCCGCGAACAGGATCAGACATCACGACGAACCCACGCCTTGATCACGTCCCACAGGAATCCCACCGTCACACCGTGATCGAGGAACGTACACACACGAATATTCACGTCACACCCCCCGCACAACGCTCATGCGCTCAGGCTCAATGGACAACCGCGAATGCGCGCCGCAGCTGGTGCAGCGGCGCATCGTGTAGGTCAGCACGTTCGCCACATATCGGCGCGGAATCAACACGGTTTCACTGCCGCACCGGTTACACACCGTCAGCTTGTCCTCGCCGTCCACAAACAGCGCCGGATGATTCTTGATGTGCGGCCTCAGGAAGTCGTACAACCCCTGCGTGGCAATGACGTCACCAACACAGTAGGCGATGAGACGTTCCCGGTCCACGGCGCTCTTCTCCGTCACGGCGCGTTCCATCGCAAACCGGTCGTAGCGATCAGTTTTCGCAGACAGCCCGACGATCTGGCAGAACGCATCCAACCCTTTGAACGGCGCCCCGGATTTGAACTCACGGCGCAACACCTTCAGCGTGTCCACCGTTTTGAACGGCGGCAGCGGCGGCAACCCAGCCTCGATGTGCAGGTCGCCTTTCAGCCACGGCACATCCGCCTCGTCGATGTAGTGCCCGACAACAATGTCAGCCTGCGACAGCAGATTATGCACGCGCCGCAGGAACCGTTTGCGGCCACCACTGTCCCATTCCGCGAGTTGAATGACCTCGGCGTCGTGGTACCACTTGGCGCACACGATCGTGGTGCGCGGCATTCGGGTCACCGTCTCGTACTGCACATACCGGTTCTTCAGGTCGCCCCTGTCCCACCAGTACTGTTCGGTGATGCCGGGGAGCCGTTCAACGTCGAGGATCAGAATCTTGTTGCGCACACCCTCGGATATGCGGACCTGACGTAGGTCGCTAGTCAGGGACATGATGGTTCCTTGCGTGGTGCCGCCACGATTGCGGATTCATGTCGGGCATGCCGTGTTTGATGAGTACTCGCAGCACGTCGGTGAACTGAACCTCACCGCGTTTGGCGGACTCCACCGCCGTGTTTATCTCTGCGCGTTCCTGTTTCGACCGGGCGCCCGCCCAGTCGCATGCGGGGCATGTGCGGGGTTGCAGGCCCGCGAGATCGGCCAGTAGTGACATTCGTGCGCCCTTCTTTCCTGGTGGTTACCGGTCGCGGCGTTTGTCGCCTTCGATTCGTTCCAGTCGTTCGGTTCGCAGCTCCTCCCGCAGTCCGCCGATGTCGCGTTGGATCTGTTTGAAGCCGTCGCGCACCAGATCGCGTATCTCGTCGAGGTCGTCACGCATGTTGGTGTCGTGGGTGTTGACGGTCTGCTCGTGAATCTCATCGGTTTTCACGTCGATCTGACGTGCGCGCTCCCGGCCTTTGCGCTGCCCCCGAACGGTGAGTACGCCGACGATCCCTGTTCCGATGGCGGCGATGGTGGAGGGCAGTCCGATGATGAGCAGTCCTATCAGGTCGATACCGTCGTCAGGCTGGTACGCGGCGTCCACCGCCTCGCGCACCGATTCCCAGATCATGCGGCAGTGACCGCTCTAGTAGCCGACGCAGTTCCGGGATTGCCGCGGCGTTCCGCGCCGATAGACATCAGCAGTGACACCACTGCGGCGCCGCCGGACACTGACAGCACTGACACCCAATCGGTGGCGAGTAGGTCAACCGCGCCCGCGCCGAGTGTGGCGATCGCGGTTTGGGCGAACGTGCGGGCCGCGCGTTCGGCGGCGTCGATCCAAAACGAACGTGTCAACATCAGGTGGTCCCCCTTATGTGCGTAGGTAGTCGATGGCGGGCTGGACGTTGTAGTCCACGTGCGGGCCAGTGCGTTTCGCGAAGAACATGCCGGCGTCCAACAGTGCCTTGGTGATCGCGATCGCCTCCGGTAGCGGTGCCTGCACAAGTTCGACCACTTGGGCGAGTAGCGAATCAGGTCCGGTGAACAGGTCCAGGTCGCGCACGATCTGCCATATGGCGTTGCGGACCTCTTGTGTATCGCCGGGTTCGGTGCAGGCATATAGGTCGCCTTGGTGTGCGTAGTCGCGCCACCACGGCGGGGTGTCACGCATGCCGTTCGATGAGACGCCCTGAGTGTTGGATGGGGCCATTGGGGAGCCGCCGTGATCGGCCCACACGTGACCGAGTTCGCGGTTCGGGTTGCCCCACGTCACGGCTTTCTCGATGTGCGGTTTCATCCAATGCAGGGAGCCGGTTTCGGGTGCGATGTGGTTCATCCACAGCTCGGAAACCACTACCGCGCCTTGGGAATAGCCAGCCAGGGCAGCGCCGTGGGTTTCGATGCGTTCGCGCCACCGGTTAGCTTGGTTGTGGGTTTCGGTGATGGCGGCGGCAATGGATTTGCCCATCGGGAATGGTGCTGCTGGGTAGCCGATGGGTTGCCACAGGTATTTGTCTTCGACGGCGCGGGCGGTGTCGGCGTCGGGGCCGATCCACCAGGGAACACCGGTGCCGCACACGGTGATCAGCACGGGCCGGGTGTCCACGACGGGGCGCGGTAGGTAGCCCATGACGTACTTGGTTTCGGCGTTGATGATTCCGGGGATGTACAGGCCGGACGCGAGCTGCCCAGCCGTGTTGTATCGGGCCTGCATCTCGGCGACTGCGGCGGTCATCTGCTCGTCGTAGAGCGGGGTGTCGGCGAGATGCCCAGCGTATGAGGCGAACTTACGCCGCATGAACGTCTTGATCCTGCGGATTTCCTCGGACGAATCACCCAACCCGAGGCCCACATACTGCCCGTCGATGCGCATCAGGACTTGTCCTTGACGTCGTAGCAGCCTTCGATGCCGAGCTTCGCGCCGATCGCCGCCACGGCGTCAACGAGGGTGCGGTGTCCGAGCTGCGGCCACAGGATGCGCAGCTGATCCCACACCTCTTTGTCGTAGTCGGGCGGCAAGGCCGGTCCAGGCTGCGGTGCCGACGGCTGCTCACCGGGGAACACGAACCCGTCCAGGTCTTTCTGGACTTCGCCGCGGAACCAGTTCATGTCGAGGTTGCCGGGGTCCCACTTGCCCTGTGTGGCACCGGCCCATTCCTTATGGCCGATGACGTGCTTGGAGTCATGGCCGAGTCGTTTCAGCACCGCCGCGGTGGCGTCGCGCATGGTGATGATCTGGGCGTCGGGCCAGCGCTGCGCGGGATCGAACGAGCCGTCGGGGCGGATGGTGGGCCAGGCGCACTCGAAGCCAATGAGCCGCTGATTGCCGTTGTTGGTGCCGACGCCGGGATACGAGCCGGTCCCAGCGTGGTTGCATGGGCCGACGGCGATCAGGTGGCATTTCCCGTCGGGGGTGATGAGGCATTGCGATAGTGGGCCTCTCAGGTCGGGGCGGCCGTCACGGATTCCGGCGACGGTTTCTCGGTCGTTGCCGGTGTGGTGGATCATGACGCCCCAGATGTCGCCCATTACGCCGCCGGTCCCGCGTTCTTTCCAGTCGGCCTGGGCGACTACGAGTCGGTCGCCGAGGGCTTCTCGTAGAACGTCTTCGAGCCAGACGGGATCTCCGCTGAATCCCACGTTTGCGTCCTCTCCTGCGAGCTGGTTGTAGTAGTTCTGCGCTTCGGACATGCGCTGTCCGTATCGATCTGGGTATGCCGAGCGTTGAATGGCTTGGGCGTGCGCTCCCGGGTCGCCGGTGCCGTAGTCGCGGGTCTTGAGGCGTTCGAAGAACAGTCGGGCGGACTTGTAGGGGTCCATGCAGGTGGCTGCGTCGCCCCACCACCATGCGTTGTTGCCCCACACCACTTGCTGCTGGAATAGGCCGACGCTGCGCCCGTCGTTACCTACGCGTTCATGTGGAAGGCGCAGTGATTCTGGGACTTTCGCGTTGGCCCACATGTACCAGTCGGACTCTACGAACACGGTTGCGAACGCGATGACGATTCCGCGCGGGGTGATGCCGAGGTCGTTTCCGGCGCGTAGGATTTCGCGCGCGTAGGTGTCGTTGGTGTGTGTCACCGCTTGATCCCGCCGAGTATCCCGCCGAGAACGGGGATGGAGCGGAGCGCGCCGTCGATGATGTTGATGACCTGTTCTGGCAGGTTGGCCAGGTCTGGCAGTTTCGCGATGATCTGGTCGTCGAGGTCGGATAGGTCGGGCAGCTTCGCTTCGATGCGGTCGGCGATCCGGTCTGCGATGCGGTCGGCGAGCGGTCCGAGCAGTTTGAGCAGGATGATTCCGAGACGGTCCATGTCGGGGGGGTCCTTTCATGCAGAAACCCCGCGCACCTCGTGGTGGCGGGGCTTCTGTGGGGGTTGTTCAGATGTAGAAGAGGGTGTCGCGTTCGATGAAGAAGTCGATCGCTGGATGTCCTGTGGCGAACATCCACGAGATGAGTCCGGTGAGGGCGACACCGCCGAGGAGTCCGGTTCCGATCGCCCCCGCTACTCGTTTGGTCATGACAGCCTCCTGACCGTGACGCGGGAGGTGTCGATCAGGTGCTTGCGTCCTTGGTCGTCAGCGACAGTCAGGACGGTTCCTGTGGTGAAGAGGACTGTTGCGTTCCAGCCGGCGGGGCCGCGGGATTGGATCTTCATGGCGGGTCACCAGGTGTCGGTGGTTTCGACGTGGTGGCGGCCGCCGCCGCAGTGGCGCACGCACTTGTATATGTGTTTGGTGCCGTCCATCTTGGGTGTGCCGTCGGCGTGGGTGGCGTATGTCCAGTCGGCTCCTGCGCCGCCGCTGCCGGTGGCGCATGCGTGCTTGTAGATCTGCCCGTGGCCGGTGCCGTGATTCGCGCAGTGGGCGGGTGCGGCATCAGCGACTGCGGGTATTCCGAGGGCGAGTGCGGCGATTGCGAAGACAGTCGCGGTGGTGGTGCGTAGCATTGGTGGGCCTCCTGTTGGGGGTGGGCCGCCTGGCGGGGTTGGTTTCTCAGGCCTATCGCCCCGCCGGGCGGTGTCTCAAGTTGATGGGGCCTACTGTATAGGCCCTGCACACAGTCTGTCAACCTGCGTATAACGTGCTACTATTTCCCGTATGACCCTCGCTGATCGACTAGCCGCCAACCGCGACAAGCGGCAGAAGGTTGCAGCCGAGATGAGCGAGCTGACCAGTGAAATGTTCGACCTCGTGAAGGCCGCGTACGCGGACGGCATGCCCGCACCTGAGATCGCCAGACAAGCAGGCATCACCAGAGGTCGGGTGTATCAAATCATTCGCGGCGAGTAGGGGTCACTCCCACTCGATCAGGACGTATCCGTCACCGCCCGCTCCGCCGTAGCGACGAGCATTAGTCCTATGACCGCCACTTCCGCCACCGCCTCCGCCGTATTTACCTCCGTTACCGCCGTGACCGGTGGTTGTGGACCCGCTGTTGTTGCCACCGCCACCGCCTCCTCCAGCGCCTGGGTTACCGCCGGTTTGGTCGGCGGCGCTGGACCCGTTGGCCCCGGCACCGCCCCGCTCCCCTCCGGTACCGACCGCGGAGTTACCTCCTCTGCCCCCGGGAGTCTGGCTATTAGAGTCCGAAACCCGGCCGCCTCCGCCGCCGCCCGCACCTGCACCGCTCGGGTTATCTCCGCCATCTTCCGCAGAGCCTGACGACGCGGCCCCCTTACCCCCGGGCGCGCCGGGGATAACGACGGCCACACCTTGTCAAAGCTGGTCCCGTTCCACGTGTACAGCTCAGGGTTGACGAACGCAGTACCGTTCCACACCTTGAACGCAGTGGGGTCAACGAACGCCGAGCCGTTCCAAACTTTCACGGCACCACCACATACAACACACCCGCCGTGCCGGTACCAGGAAGGGTGGTGCCCATCCACATCCCGGACGCGCTGCCGGATTTCTGCACCGACGAATCCGCTTTACCCAGTGAGGTTTGCACATCCGAAGCCAGCTTCGATTTCGCAATCGCCGCGCCGGTATTGATCTTCGCGTTGGTGATCGCACCGTCCTGAATCTTGGCCAGGGTCACCGAGTTGTCCAAGGGTGTCCGCTGGTCCGACAGGCGCGAATCATTACCAACACACACCGTGGAACCACTACTGCCCACGGGGATGCGACTAATACTCAGCGTGCCCGACACCACATCAGAAGCATCCACCTGAACATCCAACTCGTTGGTCGCGTAGTAGTCGACGATCCCGTGGATCTTGTTGTCCAACTCCGGCTGCAAAGCCTCCAGGGCTGCATCGTTATCCGCCGCGCCAGCAATAGCCGCGCCAGTAGAGGTGACATCGGTAACATCGGCCAAAACGTGGTCGTGGGCGAGGTCGGCCTTATCGTCCAGCCCCTCATGCGCCCCTTCGATACCGTCCTCAATGTGGTTGAGACGATCCGCCGACAACGGGGTGTTCGTCGAGGGAACGTTCTCCCACGACTGCTTCGAATAAGCCATACCAACCCCCTCCTAAGGTTGCGCCCGCAAACCCCTCGGCACCAGGCACGAATAACCGTCACCCGGAAGCACCGCGAGGGCAGTGTTGATCATTTCGGTGATCGCCGAAGACCGATCCAACACGGTCGCCGGGGGCCGCCCCTCGGCGGTGACCTCCCACCCGCCAACCACGCGGGCGGCCTGCACAATCAACGTGCCGTCACGGTCAAACAAACCCATCATGTCGTTGCCGAACGCGACGATCTGATGATCAGTTTTGATGTTCAAAACAGTTCCCCTATCCAGGATTTCAGGCGACTACGCGGGGCGTCACGGAGATGCTCGCCCCCGAACCGGACACCTCCACGTCACCGTCGTCGAAAGCTTCCGAACCGACGAACGTGCCCGACGAGCTGGCCGACCAGATGCCGCCCTCCACGTAGGTGCCTGCCGCCACGAAGATTTCAACCTCGTCGCCGGTGTTGGTGCCCGTGGAGCCCGACGTCCACGACGTCTGCTCCCGCGCATATCCACCACCCGTGGCTTCATTCGCCCCTGTGGTGCCAGCATCTCCGGTATGCACACTGATCCAGTCACCAAGACCGGCGACAGCGTCCGACGCTGCCTTGTGAGTTGCATTGGGAATACCCATGATTGTTTCCTTTCGAGTTATACGGGATTGAGCGGGACCGCCATGGCGGCCCATGTGCCCGACGAGCTTGTCGCCGTGAAGTTCGTGGCCGTCGTCGCGTCGCTGATGGTCAGGATCGGGAACAGGCCCGAACCCGAGAATCGGTTCGTTCCGCCAGAGGGCGTAAACGTCCGGTTCCCCATGTTGGCGAACGAAACGACTACCCGGCCACCGTCTCCAGGCGCGGACGCCGACAGGCTTGCCGAACCACTGTTTCCGTATGACTTCTGCACAGTGCCGGTGGTGGTCGCGTTCAGATACGAGGCCGCGACAGCGCCCACCCACCCGAAGCCGGTGGGCTTGTTGACCGTCACCTGCTTGGACCCGCCAGCAACACCATGAATGACATACAAGTGTTGAGAACCTTCGCCAGCGTCATTGTTTAGAGCCTGGCTGCCGATAAGCGTCATCGCCGATCCGTCGTAGGTGACGGAGGCGATCGTGTCGCTGCCCTGTACAACCAGTGACACCAGTACCGACGCTCCGGCGGTGGCCGTGTGGTTGAACGAGAACGTCGACGTCGCTTGCTGGGACATGGTTACCGCGTCGAACGCCACCGGATCAACACCGTCATTACCCACGGCGTCCATACCGATTCCCGGGGTCAACGTCAGCTCGAACTCGCGGTAATACCGCTCCGCGCCGGACATTCCAACCCGTGGGGACAGTTCGATCCCGAAGCCCTTCGTGAACCCGAGTGCGGTACCCATGCCGACCTGCGGGTCCAGTTCGATACCGAACGACCGCGCAAACTTCGGCGCGGCCTCGAACCCCAGGCTCGGCGTGAACGACAACCCGAAACCGGGAGACTGCGCGCGCGGCGTCGGGAACAGCGACACCGACGGATACAAATCCTCGGACGGAAACACCGGCTCGAACGCGGCCGGACCACGCATCGCGATATATGGCGCGAACACCAGACCGAACGACGCCTTGCTGTGGCTGGCCGCAGCCATTCCCAGCGAGACCGGCACCGACAAACCGAAACTCGCACGGTTGTGCGCCACAGCGGACATGCCGATCTCGGGGGTGAGGGTGACGCCGAACTCTTGTTTCGGACCGCCGTAGCGGAATCCCACCTCGGGAGTGATGGTGACGCCGAATGAGACGTGGGACTCAGCCCACCAGCCAACAGCCACGCTCATCCCCCAATCTGCAAGTTCACCGCCATGCCAGCCCACCTGTTCGGCTGCGCCGATGTAGCGCTCACCGTCCCCGTCCTCGTGGTTGTGTTGACACACAGGGGCGGGGCGATCCCCGACTGCTCCGCGCGCAAGCGCGCCCCCAGAATCGTTGTCAGCTTGGACGACGACACCCCCCCGGCCCCGGCCGAGAACGCCTGCAGCGTCACCCCGCTCGGTACCGTCACCGACTGGCTGTGCGCAGTACCGTTACCGTGCGCGAACGTCGGCGCGCCCACCGACACAACATCATTGAACGAAATGGCATACGCACTCACCCAGCCCGGGCCGGTGGCCTTCATCTGGCGAGCAACGCCGGAGCCTGCGTTCTCCATGCGGAAAATCGCCAGGCCCCCATTCGCCGGATCGCCATTGTGCGAAACGGACCCGAGAAGTACACCGCCGGCGCCGCCATACGTGGCCGACGGGGCTGAGCCCGCGCGGTCCCACGCCACCACCGCGAACACCGTAGCCCCCTCGGAGGCCTTGAAGTTCACAGTGGCGCTACCGACACCAGCCCCAGCCCCCGACACGGCATCAAACCCAACATCCACCGGCTCCGGCGGCACCGGCCAGTTCTGGTCATTCGTAATCGTTCCGGGATACAGATACTCCGCCACCCGCACCCAAATTCGCGTGTAGCCCGCGGCCGGGGGGTTGGAGGTATTCGAGTTCTCGTGCAGCGTGAATGTCGCACCCGAGTCCCGCTCAAAGAAAATCGTGGACGACCAGCCACCCGAGAACAAACCGGGATGGCCGAACCATGTACCGAACGACTCTATCCCGTACCCGTAGTAGTACTCGGAAGGAATGTAGAACCCGTTCGCGTACGGGTCCCACCCTGTGGGATGCTTCCAGAACGTTGACAGCCACGCGTCATACGACTCGGGCGACAGGCCCATCGCGTTGTCCCGCAACGCCTCCGCGAACTTCGTGTAGTCGTTGATGTTCGTCGCCAGCGCCCCGGCAGCGTCGAGGAAGTTCGGGTTGAACGTGTCAGCGATCGACGCTGGGGGTGGAACTGGACCGATCGGCGGCCATGACGTTTCCGTCAGCCCAAGAGGGTCTATGATGTCTTCTTTGAAGATCTGCTTGATCGGCCGATGGGCCGGGTCAACAATCTCTAGAACCATCCCGATCAGCGCAAAGTTGGAGTTCGTATACAGGTAGTCGGTGCCGGGATAGAAATTTGACGGCCCTTTCATAGAGCCCAGGAAGTCCTTCGCGCCCGTCCATGGCCACGTCGGAAACAGCGTGATCCAGAGCGCGTTGAAACCCGCCGTATACTCCGCGATACCCGACCGCATGGACAGCATGTGCCCCATCGTGATCGCGGTACCGTTCGGAATCCCCGGAACGTACTGCTCCAGAGTGTCATCCAACGAGATCAACCCTTTATCGACGGCCTGGAAAAACGCAATCGCGGTGAACATCTTCGTGGAGGAACCCATGCGGAAGTGGTCATCCAACGTCAACGGGCGAACCGTGCCGCCCACGGTGGTGCCATACGCCTTCGCATAGTTCCCGCGCGGACCGGTGATCTGCAACATCACCCCCGGCTGGCCTGTCTCCGCGCGGGACTCCTCCACAATCAAATCCACCATCGCCTGGTCCTCCGGCGACAACAAATCACCCGCAGTGTGCGCGGGAGTGGTGAACTCGTAGGTATCCGACGGGTCCGACAACCAGCCGGCGTTGTCCACCGTCTTCACATAGAACTCGTACGTGGTGTTCGACTTCAAACCGTTTGTCCCATACGGCGGCAACACCGGGTCGGGATTCAACTGAACGAAATCGCCCGAAGCGTCCTTCTCTTTCGCGTAAACGAAATACCCTTTGATTGTCATACGTCTGTTGCTCCAGACCACGTAATCGTGATAGTGCTGAAAGTTGAATCGACCAGCTCCACCAACGTGGGGGGCGTCGGGGGCGTCAAATCCGGGTCAGGGTCAGGCAGCGGGTCGGGCCGGAAGAACACCCAGCCGCCACCAGGAGCGCCATTGCCGCCGGACTGAAAGGCCGCCAACGAGCCCTTGCCGCCGTTACCGGCACCACCAGCGGGCGCACCGTGGCCGCCCATGACCTTCTGGTCAACGCCGCCCACATAGTCCTGCTCGTTGAACGTGAACGTGCCCGGGCCTCGGCCAACAGGTTTCGACAAAAACCCTTCAGTGGTGCCCGCCGCGCCGCCCTCGGCGACAATGGAATACGTGTCACCCCCGGGCGTGGAGATAGACAACGTGGTGTTCCCACCGGCAGCGCCGTCACCAGGACCGCCCACGCCGCCAGCGCCCGGGTCGAGGGTGATGATGGCGTTGTCGCCGAAATGCTCACCGCGCACCCATGTGGTGGCGTTGAACTTCCCAGGCTGACCGGCCTGACCGTTGATACCCAAGGCCCAGCCCTGCGCACCACCACCACCAGCGCCCACCGCAACCGGGTCGATGTAGTTCACCCAGTTCGGAACCGGGAACACCGTGGCCGCGGTGCCAAGGTAGACCTTCAACGGATCGTGATGGTCACCGCCGGAACCTGTATCCACGGCGATACTCACCCACGGCACATCGCCCGAGCGGGTCACCGACGCCTTCGCAATCGACGACGGCGGGCTATCCGGCGACGTGTTGTTTCTGGTGGCCGCCAGCGACACAATCTGCGACGTCGGATGATTCGGCAAATCCGCCACACGGCCACGCACATAATGCGTACCGCCCACCGGGACAAGCTCATAGGCGTACGCCTCAGACGCCACCACGGGAACCGGGTCATCCAGCTCGTAGGAGATGAACTCCCCGGGCGCGGCCGTGCCGCCCAAAAGCCCCACGATGTTCGGGGAATGGTGCACCAGCGTCCAGTCGCCCGACGCCAAGTCGACCTTCCAGATGTTGACGTAGAACTCGGTGATCCCTGAAAGGCCGTAGCCGATCCACGACACCACGCCCAGCGGCATCGACTCTTCAATCAAGTCAACACCGATGAGCGAATTGCTCTGCGTGGCCTCCAGCCACGTCGTGACGTTCGACAGCGGGAAGTTGGACCGCTCCGACGGCAACAAACCACTATCGACGGGCTTGTTGGTCCTGATGCCAAGGATGTCCCACGAGAACAACCCCAAGCTGGCGCGCGAGGCGATCTCCTGCAACACGTTGAACAGGTCGGCGATACCAGCACCAATACCCGGAAGGCCTACCAGGCCACCGACAATGCTGTTGACGATGTTCTCGATGGTTTCCCGCAGATTCTCGGGGCCGAGCATGCCCGCGATTGACTCCGGGGAGATGTTGCGCAAAGCGTCGAACAAATCCTCCAGCGTGTTCTCAACGGTCTGCACGCCGCCGCGGATCGCCGACACCACCGTGTCAATCGTCAACTGCACCCGGGCCAACAAGGTTTGCAGAATCTCCGGAAGACCCTCGACCCACGACTGCTGAATAACGCCGGTCTGCTTGACCTCGGCGTCATCCCACCAGAACGTGCCCGCAGTGGCGTCTTCGGTCACCACGAACCGGGTCTGCACACCAGTCACCCCAGCGGGCACCCGATACTCCCCCGACAGCTCCTTACCGGGCCACGCCAAGTTCGCGTCCTGGGGGGCGTACGCGTTCAAATCCACAGGGGGCTGTGCAACGCCGTCGATGTACGGCACCAGTTGCAACCGAATCGGCGCGCCCGTACCCACATAATCGTCGTGAGACACGAACACCCGGGCAGTGATTGTCTGCCCTTCGCTCACCGCGAAGAAATCGCCAACATTCTGCCCCGACCGCAGCGCCTTCAACGTGCCATCGGCAATGACCTTCGCCGCACCCGAACCATCACCGCTGCGAGAATGCGACGGGTCCACAACCCAATCCGCGTTATCCCCCACCGACCCCTCAGGAAACTTCGGGGCAGGAAGAATGTTCGGCGATTGGTTTGATATGCCACCGATCGGCAGAATCGTCAACAAACTGGGCAGCAAATTGCGCAGCGGCGCAAGGATGATGTTCACCAACTGCGCCGCAGCCTGAAGCGGGTTGAAGTTTGGGCTGTTGAAGTCGATCGACTGGAAGAAGTTTCGAACGTTCGTGAAGAACTGGGTCAGTTCCTCAACCCCGCCACCCACAAGGCCGGTGATCGCCTCGATGATGTCCCCGAGAATGGGGATGTTCAAAGCCCAATCACGCAACTGATCGAACGACGCCTCACCAGGGATGAACACCCCAGCGACCGCGCGCACCACCCACGCCAAAAACTGCTCGATGAACTGCTCACCAATCTCAAGCAGCTGCTGAACAGTGAACGGACGCAACCACTGCTGAGCTGACTGCTCAGGGTGAATACCCGGCTCCGACGGAACCGCGTGCGCCCACTTAGGCAGCGGATCAAACGAATCAGTCATGACAGCGGCAAGACCTCAACCGAAAACATCGACGTAGAAGCAGAAGTCGTATACGTCACCGACCCCGCCTGACGTTCACACCGGAAATAGATCGTCGCCGGTGTACCGGCCGCCACACGGTCAAACCCATCAGAAGAACCAGCCGCAGGACCAGGAACCAACACCAGCCGCTCCGACTGCGCCACACCCGGGCACCGGCCGATCACGTTGCCGCCAGTCTCACCGTTCAACCGGGCCACCAGATCAACCCGCACATCCGCGCCCTCACCCGTGACCACCGTGTACCCCTGCACACGCGGCCGCCAATCAAACGGCTGCGCAGGAATCGACACCTGAGCCAAAGTCGAGTTCGCGTTACCCGATGCAGTGTTGTTGATCGACGCCGGAACATACCGGTCCCCCACACGCTGCGCCGCCAACACAAACCCATCAGCAGTCGAATTCACCACCGGCACCTGACCCGCAACCGGCGACGGATCAACATCCGTCGGGTCCCACACCGCCTCACCATCCGCGCCCTTCGCGCCGGCGTGCAACGCAAGGTTCAACCGGTACACACCCGGCGTGGATGTTCCAGGTGGCGTGATCTCAGTGAACGACGCCTCCGCCGGGGTTGGATCGTCCGGGTCCAGCTCCGTCAGATTCACCGTCGTATCGAACGTGGCCGGCACACCCGGATCACCCTTCTCAATCGCGGGCACACCAACACCGATACCGCCCTGCGGACGCAACTGGAGGATCGCCGCACCCGCCGTAGGATCGACAGGAATCTCCACGATCCCCTCAAACAAATAGTGAGTCCCAGCAGGATTCAAAGGCCACGACATAAGGCACGCTCCATTCACATTGGGCGAGTTACAGAAAGAAAGGACGACCGCTGCTTATCCCTGAGGTGACAGCGTGAGGACCGACAACGTTTCAAAAATCCCCGTGATGAACCGCTGATGCTTCGCCAACGGGGCCTCCGACTTGCGTCCATCCCCCAACTGCGCGATCACCTTCCGCTCATCCTGGGAAACCCGCCACATGACGTTTTCGATGTAGTCAGTCACCATTCGGGTACGTGACATGAACACCAGCGACATCAGGCCGCCGCGAAAAACGTCCCGACCCAACGCATACTGGGCACCGTTGCGGAACTGCACCGTCGCCGTCGTCTTGCCCTGCGAATCAAACAAGGCGTTGATGAATGCGAACACCGTTTCGATGTTGTACGGCGCTGATGCTGTCGGATAGAACCGCTCGATCGCCGGATGGTACGGGCCAACTTCGTCACGGCGGTCGTAATGCTGAATCAACTGGAAAGCCAGGAAGCTGTTGTTCAGGAACCCCGACAGCAGATCGGACGGTATGCCGGTGAATCCAACAACGATCATCAGCGAGTCGATCAGCCATGCGAAGGTGGCATTCATCAAGTCGTTCAACCACTTTGGGCTACGGCCACCAATAATGTGCTGCCAACCCTCAGGTGTGTGGTCAGTGATCGTGCACGCATCGATGCCGGTGTCCTCACCCGGCTCGGGGGCCACGAAATAGGCGTATGGCTGCTCGAAATCCACACCCAACGCGGGCGCATAAAACACGCCGTCCATGCCGGGAACCTGCTTGATGACAGGTTTGAAGATGTCCCCCAGCGACCCGCCAAGGTCAATCGTGGTGCGCAGCACCGAATCGAGCACGGTTTTCGTCGGACCAGTGATCTGCGACCGGTCCACTGTGGAAAACACGTAGGTAGGCTGGTCCAGGTTCGCCCACCTGCCAGGCTGCGGATCACCTGGAAGCCACAAATCCATGCGGGTATCCACACCGTACGACTGGGTAACGTCCTTGATGACGGCCTGAACGGTTTCCATCCGCACTGTGCGAGCCACCATCGGCGACGTGTCCAGCAGTGGATTGGTGCGTGACACATACACCGGGGTTCGCAGCATGCGGGTGAACGCCTGGACCGACAGCCCGTCCCGCGACAGGGCTTGCAGAACGGTGCCGAACCATGCCCGGATATCCGGGTTTAACGACAGTCCGTTGTTGATGAACTCCAGCCACCCGGACTGCAACCGCAAAGCGCATTCTGCGACCATGTTCTCCACGACGGTTTGCAGCGCCCACACGAAGATCGCGTGCGAGAACGGCTGTGCCTGAATCGGCAGCCACCACGACGGCCAAATCACGTAGTAGTTGAGGATGTCGCGGATACCGCGCAGTTCAGCGGTGCCGGTCCATGCGCTGTCACGGTACTCGTAGGTGTGGTTCTTCGTGTAGAACGCATACCGCAAACCAGCGGTTTCGACGATGACACCGACCATCGTCTTTTTGCAGTCCATGAACAAAGGGATGAGAGGGCTGTTCCCTTTGAGGACGATCCGGCCGGTTTCAACATCGTTTCGCGGGTCAGCACCCGACGCCTCGATCAAATCGCCACCAACCGCGCCCATCGGCTGCCAAAACTTGTCGCACACCGTGAACCGGAACGACGTGTCTACCTTCGATTTGCGTTCTGTCAACGCCCGCGCGGTTCGTGCGATCCTGTTGGGGTCGCCGGACTGGAGGGCGGATTGCCATGCGGCGGTTTCGCGTTCAAACTTCGACAACTGTCATCACCTCCTTTCCTGGTTCACAGGCGCGCCACAAATTCACCCCTCACCGAGGTATCGGCCGGGGCTTGCCACTCCAGGGGCTACATCGGGTAGCGGCGCAACGGAGTCCCCGAAAGAATCACCTTCGAATCCGCGTTACCACCAACAATTTCTGTCTTCACAAAGAACTGCTGCGCCGGCTCACCAGGCGACTTCGCCGGGATCGCCGCGTTCTCACTGAACCGCCCCGACAGGTACTTGTAGAAGTTGCCCTGCGGGGGAACAATCCCGAACATTGAACCGATCTGATCGGTGAATGCGTTCCGTTCCGAGAAAAATGTCAGCAGTGTCTTCACCGCCTGTTGGAAGATGTTCAGCTCCTGCGGCGACGGCGGGACCGACGTCAAATCCTGCACCAGAGTCGTCTGTGAGCGCGGGTCGGTACGTAGGAACACAATCTGATTCGGCAGCAGCGGACCAAACTCCACATACTCATCCGAACCGGGACCGTCATACAACCGGAACGTGCCCGGACCGAACACCGTGGCATCCCAATACATTCTCTGGTCACCAACATTGACCATCGGCACAAAACCTGATTGGGTGACATTCGCGTTGTCGCCCGCGGATATCTTCCGCACCGGGGCTGGTGTCGCCTGCGTGATCAACGCCCCACCGGCCTGCATACCAAACCCGATGCCCCGATAGTCCGGCCCGAGTTCACTACCGGTGCCGGTTTCCTTGTGCGACAGGATCGGCAACCCGTTGCGCAACACCTTGAACATGCGGGGATTACCCTCATAACCCGCGACCAGGGTGAACTTTTCCCCGATCAGCGGAGCCACCAGCAGCGGCCGTTGGAACATCACTGTCTGCGAGAAGTTGTTGAACCTCGACAGTTTGATCCAGTTGCCCTGCACCCGCATGCGGATACCGTTGCCGTCCCAGTCGCCGTTGCTGTCGCGGCCCATGCGAGCCCACAGGTCATTAGCCCCACTATCCGGCAGGCTCCACTCTTGGAACCCGCCGAGCACCATCGACACAACCTGATTGTCGGTGTCGGTGTCGAAGTCTTTGTACGGCCCGCACACCACCTCGCGGGTATCCGTTGTCAGCGGATCGTCCGGGTCGTCCCGCCACCTCGCCTGGTCACCATTGGCGTAGACGTACCCGCCGCCGTCACCCTCGTAGTACAGCGGCCAGTCCGCGCCGAGGTCCTGCGTGCCCGACGTGTCATAGTTGAACGTGTCGGTCATCGACTCGTACTCGAACTGGAAACTCGCCGCGTAGTCGTAGGTACGCCAGAACCCCGAATCGGCCCGCAGGCGCAAACTTTCACGCTGCCGCTTGCCGATCTCCAGCGGTGCTTGCGGCGCGCCCTGGAACCACCTGACCGGCGCCCACCAGTGCCCCATGTCGTGGGTGAGGAAGTTCAACGTCGATTCCTGCTTCGCGTCGATCGACGCGACCAGATCGCGGTAGACCCTGCGCGTCCACTTCGGCGACCGGCCACGGCATTCCACCCCCACCTCAACCTCAATCGGGTCGTAGAGAGCATCAATATTGGTGATTCCGTCCTCGGTGGCGCCCTTCTGGTCGATGTGCTTCCACGGCGGGATCAACCCCTTGAGTGATGTGAGGTGCACCATCTCCGGGGCTACAACCCGGTCAGGGACCGCCATCCCGCCCATCATGTGGAAAGTGATCGACCCGTCGTAGGCGTCGAGCCACATCATCGGCTTTTCACCCTTGGCGAGGTCATACCATCCGTGCGGGGTTACACCAGTGGCGGGGTAATGCTTCTTAGCCATTTACCCTCCCGGCATGACGTACTGGTTTTGCAGGTGATACGCGATGTCGCGGCCTGTTCCGTCTTCGGTGGCGCGCTGGTTGTTGACCGTGATGTTCGTGTCGCCACCCTGGTTGACTTGGGTCTGACCCTGGCCTGTGGCCTGTGGGTCGATGTCCTTGCGCTGCTGGGATGCTTGTCCGGCCAGGTTCGGCAACGCCGGGGCCGCACCAGCAATCCCCCCGGCAATGCGGGTGATCCAGTTGTTGTTCGCCAAATCCGAACCACCCGTAGGCAAGAACGTTTCCATCAACCCTTGGGCGCCGATCGCGGCGACTTGACCGCCGTACTCGATGGCACGGTTGATCAGCTTCACCCCAGTCTGCGCGGCCTGACCCGCACCCGGGGCCATCGCGTCCAGCGCCATACCACCGGCCTGCACCGCCATGCCAAGCGCACCACCACCGTCCATGCCGATACCACCGGAACCGGACCCGGCATACGGTGCGACGTTCGCCCCGATGTTGGTGGTGTTCGTCGGCCCGCCAGCGAACAGTCCTTGCGGTGCGCCAGCGGCCATCGGGCCGCCACCGCCGCCCGTGGTGGGCAGCGGGGCAGGATTCGTCGCCCACGCACCCGACGACACCGGAGCCGGCGGGTTATTCAACGCAGGGTTGGTGTTCTGCGGGCTGTACAACCCCGGAGCACCCGCCGCCGCCGCCGACCCGCCAGGAACCGACGTCACCGGCCGGTAGTAATGCGACGTGAACGCCGGATCGTCGGCGCCCGTGCCGCCAATGCCGCGCCGCGCCGCTGCCGCGTCACTGCCCCAGTTGAACGGGGTGCCGCCAGGCAGCGTCGCCTGCATGTGGCTGGCGTTGAAACCGACCCGGAAATCGCCAGGCCCGCCCATGCCCTTGACGAATCCACGCGCAGTCAACCACTCGTCCGCATTGTGGGTCGACATGCTCGCGCCGGTCGTCGGGCGGCCATCCATCAAGTTGACCAGATCCTCAACAGCGCTAGAACAATCAGCCAAACCCTGCGTCAGGTCGCCGCGTTGTTCTTGTGTGTACCGGCCCGCCGGAACGTTGGCGAGTAGCGCCGCGTCGCCGGGATAGGCACCGATCGGCGTCATGGACACACCGGTCGCACCGGCGGACGGGTAGGAGCCCCGGTCGTACTGGTTGTTCTGGTACTGCGGCCCGAACACTCCCTGCGCGCCGAGCACACCCATCAACCCGTGCCCGCCCTGGGTCGGGTTATAGGCCGAAATGGCCTGCAACTGCCCCAACAACGGTGCCGCAGCGAGGTTCGCCACGAACTTCGTGATGTTCTCCGCGATCCCCGCCAAACCCTTCGAGATACCGAAATCCTGATCAAGCTGGGCACCGATCTGCCCCAAATCCTTGACATGCTTGTCGGTTTGCTTCGTCAGCTTCTCGTACTGATTCGCGCGGGCATCACTCATGCGCATCTCGGCGGCCTGAAGGTCGCGTTCAGCTTCGATCACATCGTTGCGGGCCTTGAGGCGGTCCTGCTCGGTGGCTTCGGTGGACTGCTCCAGCTGGGCGGCGCGGGCACGCTTCTCCGCCAGTTTGTGACGCGCATCCAGATACGACGACTCAGCGGAGAACACGGCCGCGTCGGGTGGCATACCAGCAATCCCCGGCGGCAGCGTCGTGTCATACGGCAACACAGGCGCATCCGGCAGCTTCGGGCCAGAACCACTACCACCATCAGCCCCCACCGCGCCCGGGAACAGATCAGCCAACGGGCCATCCGCGGGTTCCCCATCCGAACCAGTCGCGCCGCCACCACGACGCCCGCGGCGATCCTCCACGGAAACATCCAATGGAACCTGACCGGGAAGGTTACCGAACGGGGACGCTGGACCGTTCGAGTTCGTACCCACAAGCCCTGGAATCGGGATGCCGCCAACCGTTGGCGTGCCAGGTCCAGACCCGCCGCCGAGCTGAGGAAGCGGAGACGGCTGTGGATCAACCCCCGTGCCGCCCTGAATGTTGCGGTCCCACCACTCACGGGCACTGCGACCCAACTGATCCGGCGTATTGGAGTGATTCCAGCTATCCGCACCTGGAATCGCGTCCTGAATGGCCTGTTCAATCTCAGGGCCGTTCTGCGCAACCAGGAACGCCAGCCACGCTGGGACCGCCACACGCGACAACGCGGCAGAGATTCCCTTGGCCGACTTATCGGCCGTCGCGGGAAGACCGGCCAATGTCGTGCTCACCGTTGAGAGAGATTGCGTCAGGGCCGTGATGCCAGCTATGGACTTCCACGCCACGAACGCGGTCACCACGTCCCCAACGCTGATACCGATCCGGTCGAGCATTTCGACTACGCTGGACAGCGCATCCCACAAATCCTGCGCAGTCTCGGCAGCTTCCTCGAAGGTGCGCTTGATGTCGTCCTTGTGCGCGACGATCCACGCGTTCAGGTCATCCAGCTTGTCGGTCACATTGTTGATCGACTTGGCAAGCGCGCCAGGACCCTCCGTCGTGTCCAGCGGGTCGCCGAACAGCGCCGAAATGAAGTTCGCCCCAACACGACCCACGGCGGCATTCATGTTCGACAAGGCGCCGTCAACAGTGTCGGCCAGCTTCTTCGACATGCCACCGAACTGGCCCTCAATCGCCTGCACAAGCATGCCGAACGAAATCGTGCCGTCCTTCGACATCTTCTGAATCTCAGCGCTCGTCAGGCCGAACTCTTTCTGCAACGCCGCCTGAACATTGATGCCACGCTCATTGAGCTGCAACATCTCTTCAGCCTGCAGCTTGCCCTTGTTGAACACCTGGTTGAAGATGACGGCCAGGTCGCCGAACTTCTGGCCAGATGCACCCGCCGCGTCCGCGATCGCCGTCAACGCCGCCTGCAACGGGCGACCCTGCTTCACCCCACCAGCAAGGAACTGAGTAGCAGCCTTCGCCGCCTCGTCCAACGCAATCGGAGTGCCAACGACGACCTCGTTGATATCCGACATGATCGTCTTGACCTGCTCGGCGCTGTTCCCCATCGCGGCAAGACGGTGCGATGTCGCATCAAGAGACTTGTACCGATCAAACCCCTTGAACAGGGCAACACCGGCGGCGCCGATAATGCCCGTCGCGGCCGCCGTGAACGCCGTGCCCAACGCACGACCAGCCAACGCGCCAGCCTTCGACGCCGCACCCTCATACCCCGACAGGGCAGCCGAAAACCGGCCCGCCACAGGCAACGACGACACCAAAGACGAACCAAACGACGAACCAAACCCCCGGCCCGCCGACACACCATGCGACGAAAAACCATCAACAATACGAGAACCGGCCTGACGCGTCGCACGATCAACCTCACGCGACAACTGCTCGCCAGCATTACGCCCCGCAGCCGCAGCCTCCCGGCCCACATTCTCACCGATCGCACGACCAGCAGACGACCCCGCGCGCGCCCCAGCCGCCTCCATCTCACGCTCAATGTTCTTCGCCGCCACCGCAGCAGCACGCTCATCAAGACGGGAAATAATGTCCACGTAGATAGGCATCAGACACTCACCTCCCCGTCACCAGCCGAACAGATCGGCCTCAACCTCACGCTGCAACTCATGCGCCTCAACCGACGCACGCGCCTTCTCCAGCCGATCAACCGGATCTTCAAACGCAAACGGCTCATACACAGCCTTACGACTCTTCGACGCATGAAACGACGCTCGAAACCTGGCGATCTCGTTATACGTCTCCGCCGCGATCAACTCCGGCTCAGACCAACGCCCACCACGAACAGCCCGCGCCACCGCACCATCAACAGGAGCGAAATCCACATACAACTCCCGAACGCGCTCCTCAGCGTTGTCCACGAACCGCACCCCGAACAGGTCCAGCAACTCCAAACTGGACAGCCTGCCCTGATGCCAATCCGCAACACTCAACCCGAAGAAGCGCCGCAGATCACTCGCTATCTGCCTCGGATACAGTCTCCAAAACCACTGGGCCTCCATCACTTTTCGAGTCGGACTCAGCTCGCTCCGCGATCGAGAAACCCTGCTCCGTCCACGCCCGCCACACATCACGCGCACCAGCGGGACGCCCGTTGATCTTCTTCGACCGCAACACCTCGTAGGAGTCCATTCCCAACACGACCTGAACGATCCGCACCTCACGCGGCGGCGACACACGCTTACCGTCCTTGTAGTACGGGGGGCCTTTCACCGCGCCGGGGCGGGTCTCCGCCGGCAGGACCATCTCGTTGCCGTCTCGGTCCTTAACTGTCTGCTCCGGGATGTACAGGTCAGGTTCCCGGTCGTAAGTTTCGATCTCTTCGAGGTACGCCTCGTAAGCTTCCAGAGCGTCGTCGTCGAGCATCCGAAGATTCGGGTGAGGCGGGATCGACATCGTAGTTCCGTCGTCGAACCGAAGGACACGATCAGCGAACGGGGAATCGAACTCGGTGGCCTGCTCACGGGCCGCGGCGCCATTGTTGGTGGGCTTCGAAGTAGTCATGAGAATTTGGGGCTTCCTTTCACGCAATCACGGGGCTGAAAGACGGGGCTGAGGAGAGGGGCCTGCCGGGTGGGGGCCAGCCCCGGACGCACCATGCGGCGCGCCACAAACACCCACCCGGCAGGGGCTTTTCTGGCTAGCTGCCGTCCGAGTACTGCTCAGCCCATCCGGGGCCACCCATCCACACGTAGAAGTAGCCGGGAACCAGGGCAATCGTCCCAGCCGGATCGGGCCGCATGAAGTACTCGTTCGGCAGCACCTTGTACGTCAGGTCCGCCGTATCAGGATCGGTCTTCGACCGCTGCTTGGACGCCTGGTCGTCCAGCTTCACCGCCGGATAACCCTCAGCGCGGTAAATGAACCCGCCCGAGGTGCGGCGCGCATACAGCAGCAGCAGCTGGTACTCCGCCGAGTCAGCGTCCAGCAGCGGACCCTCACCGTAGTCAGGGGTACCGGGAAGCGCGACCAGCGGATTACCGGCGTTGTCGCACAACGGAAGTTCCGACTCCAGCCGGTGAATCAGCGGATCGGCCGTACCGAGCGCCACGAACCGCACCGAATACGACTTCTCCGTCACCTCAGAATCGACCGGAAACTTCGACTGCAGCACCATCAAATCGTCAGAGGTGACGTCCGGTTCACGTTCCGCACCGCCATCCTCAGGGTTGCAGCCGATGTGCCACCAGCCCTCATTCGGGTCGGTGTTGTACTCGTACTTGCCGTTCACCTTGCGGCGGATGAAAAGGTCGTCGCGAATCTTGCCGTCCTGCGCGAACGGCGACCACTTCACCGTCACGCAATCATCCTCGAACGGCGACATGTCCGTCGCCGCGCCGCGGTTGTCACGAATGAACACCGCCTGCAAACCGCCACGTTCAATGAACGGCTTGTGAATGTCAGTGAATCCGCCGGCGCTCCAATCGGTGCCGGTCATTGGCTGCGTCATAGGACGCTCCTCTCGATCATGATGGGGGGACCGGATTGCAAAAAGAACTCCGGCGAAACAAAAAAGACCCAAGCCCCAGAAATCGGGCGAGGGGCTTTATTTCTTTGGTTGTTTTCGGGCTGAAACTCAGGACAGGTACGGCAGGCCGACCTCGTATCGGCCCACGTACCGAACAACATGCGGATCGTCGCTGTACTCAACAGGAATCGGAGCCATCAACGACCGGCAATAATCAATCGTCACCAGCACACCCCCCGGAAGGGTGATCAACGTCAACGGATTCAACGACAGCTCAACCATCCGTTGATGCGTCAAACCGGCCTCCACGTCGGCGGCAGCATCACCAGCGGCGAACGTGTGCACAGACACAACCGCCACATCCTGCGCAACCTCAGGCGCATCCACACCGTCAACACGACGCACAACCCGGTGCGGCAACGGATCATTCGCCACCCTGCGCGTCGAAACCTTCCCCAGCGGAGAAAGCCACTCCACCAGCACGCGGTGAATACTCGGAGCGCTATCGATCGCCATAAGCGGTGCCGCCGAACTGCTTAGCCGTCTTCTGGGCCGGCGCATACTCGTCGTTGTGCACCGACCCGAACTCCACAAGGTGCGCCTGCGGATCGGTCGCGCCCACCTTGCCGCGGCCTTTGTTCGTGGAACGTTCCGTCACCTGAACCGAATCGCGGTAATCGCCCGACGACACCGGAGAGTTCTGCTTCCACGCGGCGGCAACCTCATCCATAAACTCGTTGACGCCTTGATTCACCTCGGGCAGCTTGTCGAAGTCGTCGAGACTGATACCGAACTTCGCCAGCGGATTCTTCTTTGTAGGGCCACTCGCCACAGCTAAGCCGCCTTTCGTAACTCGGCAACCAGACCAGGTGCCCAGCCGTGGAACCCCAATGTCCAGTCCCGAACCGCGACAACATCGAACACGTCCGCGCCGAACTCGATACGATCCTTCACCGCCACTGGTGAACCCACTGGTAAATACAGGTCCACATCGACAACTTCCGTTTCGGTCATCGTCGCCGAGCCAACCACCTGAACATGCGGCGCCAACTGAATAGCACCCACCGGAACACCAGGCCCGAACACCGGAATCGTGTTCCCCAGTCCATCCGAATCATCACCCACGTGCGGGTAGTGCGTCACAGTGAACGAAACGGGGAACGTCACAGCCGATGCACCGTGATAGTCGGGATGGGATGCGCGAACCGGCGAACCTCGGCAAGCTCATCGGCGGTGAACAATGAGGTGCTTGAGACCCACTCTGCGTTGCGCTGAGTGAACGGACCAGCCGTGAGTGATACGGCCTGCGACTGCACCGAACCGGGCTGCACCGTCAGATGTCGCGCAACCACAGACGCGACGAGCGCCGTGACGGCTTCCGGCGCGCCGCCGCCGACGTACTCAACCACCACGACCGTTCCGGTTACCAGTGGGCGCCCATTCTCGGATACGTCCACATAGTCACCATCCTGAGTGAAATCCACAGCAGCGCCGTCGATACCCTCAACGCTGCTGACCTCGACCACGAGGCCGGGAAGCCACACCCTGCCGTTGACCACGTTCGCCCGCACACGGGTGACGCCATCGGTGAACACTCGACCCGACGCGCGCTGGAACGCATCGCTGACACGCTCCAGCAGCGCGTCGGCCCGGGCTGACTGCTCATCAGTGAGGTCCGCGGCGCTGGACAGCCCCAGCGCCGCGGCAACATCATCGGCAGTAGCGAGCACTAGCTGCCCGTCTTGTTGAAGACGACCACGCCAGTGGGTCGGACAACCTTGCCGCCGTACACATGCAGAGCACGGATCCGGTCAGAGAAGCTGTCCTGATCCCGCAGAGCCTCAACGGTGTCGATCTGCGACACATACGCCGCCGCCGACGGATGGAACGCGACGAACTGCTCATCGTCGGTGTCCCGCAGGTTGTTCGACTCCACGATCCGGGCGCCCAAGAGGTTCCCGATGGTGCCCGCGCGCAGACCAGCAGCGTCGCCGGAGGTGTCTGCACTGGTCAGCTTCGACCCGGACGACCGCAGCCAGAACGCCATCTCCGCGTTCACGACAACGACACGCCCCACGTTCGGGACGTTCGCCTTCGTCAGCTCCTTGAGTGCCGTGGCGATCAGGTCGAACGCGTCATCGGCGTCCGTAGGTGCCGAACCGCTCAGCGCGGTTCCGTTGTCCACCAGCAGATCGGCGATGAACTTGTCGGTGTCGGTGGCCAGGGCCGTGGCGCCCGCCCGGGTGTAGGCCTCCAGCGAGCCAGCGACCTGAACCCGGTCGATGTCATCGACCAGGAAGTCGATCGACTTCTCCTGGTCAATGAGCAGATCGACGCCGGTGTCAGAAATGGCGTCCGCCGAGGTCTGCCGGCCAGCGGCCTTGTAGTCCTTGACGGTAGGTGCCACCACGCCAGCGATGTGCACCACGTTGCCCTTGCTTGCAGTGCCTTCGTACTCGCGGTTGACGAGGTTGGCGAAAACGGTCTGGGCGGTCCACTCCTCCAGGAGCATGTCCGACCAGAGTTCAGGAATGAAGTTGTTGAAAGCCATTTTTGGCTCCCTTCTGTGTTAGTGGAGTTCTCCACGTAGATAGCTGTCAAGTCGGCCCTCTTCGCGCGCCTTCTTTCGCTCGGCAGGCGGCAGCGCCGCGTACTCAGCCGGGGTGAGAGGCTTCGGGCCTTCAACCTTCTTGTCTGATGTGACTTCCGACGTCGGCACGGCCGACGATGCCGTTTTGGCCTTCAGCGCTTCTTCGATCCGCTTGTTGACGAACTCGTTCCACCGGTCGGCGGATTCGCGCATCTCTTCCTCGGTATCGCCATGAATGAACTCCGGGTCGACTTTCGTTTCGCGCGCCACATCACTTCGGATGCGTTCACGCTCAGCCGTCTCGAACTTTCGTGCCAGTTCTTCGATCCGGGCCAGCGGGTCGTCGCCGATCTTTTCCTGCGACTCCCGCCACTTCTTGGCGTCCGCGAAGTTCTCCTTGGCTTGCGCCTCGTTCTTGCGGGCCATTTTCTTCCAGAACTCGACCGTCTCAGTTGGTTTCGGAGCTTGCGTGGGCTCCTCAACCGTGGCGGTTGCGTCCTGGTCGCCTGCCGGTTCCACTGGCTCCGTTACGGCGCTGTGTTCCGACGTTTCTGCTGTCACATCATCAGACATGAGGGTTTGTTTCCTTTGCGGATGGGTTTTCTTTGTGACATGCCCGTTACGGGCCATGTGTGCGTTATCCAGACCGCCGGGGTCAGCGCTGGATGCTTCTGGGGCCTGAGAACTTCTGGTCACGCCATGCGAGGACAGGTCCAACCTCGCCGTGCTCCCGAGTGACGATCAACTTTCGGTAGTCAACGGCGCGTCCGCCGCGATCCGCGATACTCGCGAACGCCTTCACCTGGTCATGCGTCTCGTTGAGAAGCTCCGTGCTGATCGTGTCGAAGTCCATCCCCGGCGGGATCACGTCAATATCGCAATCACAGCCCGGATGAATGGGCATCAACGAGTTTTTGCGGTACCGCATGGTTGATGCGATGACACACAGCGCGCAGTTCTCGCTGCCGGTCAAGACGCGGCGGTAGAACTGGACACCGCTGCGGGCGAACGACGACCTAGCCTGGTGCGTCTTTGCAAGTTGCAGGTCGGTGCCCGCCAGGTTCTCGATACGACGCTGACCGGCCCGGAGTGCCGCTGCGACGCTCTTACCTTCCGACAGTGCCGTACGTGCTGTGATCACAGGTCGCGCGTACACCGTCTCCGACGGCACACCGCGAATCGCGGAAACCTCGACGGCCTGCACCGGTGACTGCTGGGTGACTTCTGCGATGTACACCGAAGTCATGGCCGCCATCGACTCTTGGGCCGCTTGGACAACCGGTGCCACCGAAGATGTCAGCTCTCGCAGTCCACTGTCAGACAGCGTTACCGATGTCCACGCTGCGGACACATATTCGAGCAGTCTGCGCCTCAGTTCAGCGGTCGCAGCCGCATACTCAGCGTGATCCATCTTCCTGGGGGCGCTGCACCGAGTTGCCGGCGAACAAAGTTATCTGCTCACGCGCCCTATCAAGATCGTCCTGCTTGATCTGATCGGCGTTGTAGTTCAGGATATTCCGCCGGATAGACGCCCACGACTCGCCGGCCGCCTTAGCCAGAGAGGCGGCAGCATACTTCTCCCCCAGCGTCACACGATCTGGAGATTCGAACGACACATCCACTGTGTCCTCAACGGCCTCGCCCTCAAGCTGCATCGCCTTGACCAAGATGGCCTCCAGGCCGATCTTCGCTATCGAAAGCCGATCCTGACACTTGAACAAGAAGCCCTTCTCAATGTTGTGCGCACCCTCAGCTGACTGGTTCGCGCTGTCCGGCATCAACATCGGCAACGGAGTCTTGGTCGCCGACGACAGCTGTCGAATATGCTCCTTTATCGCCGACAACATCGGAGTGAAGTCGTTCGTCTGCGATTCCCAGATATCAACCCCAGGGGGCAACTCCCACAACGCTCCCGGCGCGGCCTCAAAGATCGAGGCGTAGTCGATCGCGTTGCCGTTCTCATCGACCTTCGGCAACCCATTATCCGTCGACTTCAACGCCCGCTGACGGAAAGCCTGGATCGCCATCGTGGACAACAACTGAAGCTCAGCCCGGTTGATCCGGTTGATGATGTCAATGTGAGGCTCCACCTCGCCCATGCCATCAGGGTTCTGGTACACCACCACCGGCGGCGGCGAACCGGTCACTACAGCATCACCAACCGGAACCCACGAGTCTGAGATTCGCGTCACCAGCCTGCGCCGGGACGACGACTGCACAAAGCACGGACGGGCGAACTTTTGCCACCCGTCACCCGACCACACAATCGCAAAGTCCGACTCGGCATCGAGGTCCCGCCACCACCGCATAGCGGACCTGATCCGCCACGGCTGCAGCGGGTCAACGCTGACAACCATCGTTTCAGGAGAGTCAGCTGTGATCGTCGCCGTACCGTCATCACGACGCCAGCACGTCAAATACGACTCGCCGAAGTCCAGCCCATACTTGACCCACTGCTTACACACGGAATCCATGCGGTTATCCCGCCAGATGCGCCGTGCACGTAACGCCAAATCACTATCGGCGGAACCACCAACCGTGATGCCATTCGGGATGATCCGGTCAGCAACAGAGTCACGCACCATCAGACCCCAGTTGGTGCGCGCCTCACGCTGAAACGAACGCCACGCCGCAGACGTGTTCCTCGTCAACTCGGGCAGCGGAGCATCCCCATTGGAGTAACGCGCCAACAAACGCACACGCGACATTCCGTCGTCGATACGCTTCGTCAATACCGGGAGCCATTCCGCTGGCGTTGAAGCAGTCAACAGCTGACCCCCTCTCTGTCTCTATGGCGACTAGTAGATCCGTCTAGGCGCAAACACTTTCGGGCGCGGACGTGCACCATCACGACGCGCATCAACACACGCCTCCCACGACAACATCCCCGCCATCGCAGCATCAAACTTGTCGGCCAAACGGCCATCCTGCTTCTGCATCACCCACAGCGGCTGGCCTGTATCGTCCACCAGCTTCAGCTCACGCCGCCCCGCATGACCCATATGCTCAACAAACTTCGGTCGCCACACATTGGCAGCCAGCGCCGCGTCGCCAGTCGCCAATGCATCGGCATAACCCTGCGTCGCAGCAGCCACACGCCTCAAACTGCCGCCGCCGCCAACAGCCCACTCCACAACCCGATCCGGGAAACGACCCGCCCACGCGGCGATCGTCGAATCCCAGCCCCACGGGTCGCAGTACATGCGCCACACCTCAAACCGGGCCATCATGTCCACAACGAGCGCTGTCACCTCATGCTCAGGGACTTCCCACTCTTCGACGTTCTCGGGCCGCTCCCAACAGCCCAACAACATCTGGCGTCCCGTCGCAATCTCAGTGACCACGACAGCCGTCGCATCTCTCCACCGCGAACCGTCAAACCCAGCGGTGACGAACGCTCCATCCGGCACCGTCTCATCGCACTGCACTAGGCGCGTCATATCGAACGCCTGAGAGCCAGACTTACGCCACCGATTCAGATAGACCCGCTCCCAGTAAGCGCGGTCAATACCCGTGCGGTCGTAGTCCTTCGCGATCCGCTCAAACTGCCCCGGCCCCCACTCCCCAATAGGGCCAGTGGCATCCGCGACAGCGGCGACACGCTTCTCCACGGTGGACAGATCATCATGCTCATCGCCAGCCCAGCGCCGAAAGAAGAACAGCGACGGGTCCTGCCGCTCACCCCTGGCGATCGACTCCGCCTCGGCAAGCACGTCCTCTTCGATGCTGCCCTGCCCCGGCTGCCCAGCAGTCGACGTGTACAACGTCCACGGGTCCTCCATCGGCCGCTTCGGCATGTTCTGCAACATCGTCTCGTGCGCGTCACGATGCCTCGGCATAAACAACCGGTGCGGCTCATCGAAATGCTGAAACGTCGTCCGCGCGCCATCGCGAGACCCCGGAGCATTCGACACAGCAACAGCGAACCCATCCTCGCCACCCGAAGGCGACAACCGGACGATCCGCTCCTTGCTGATATCAAACAGATCAACATCGGGGCCGTTCTCCAAGATGTACTTCAGCACACCGAACGCCAGCTCCGACACCTGCTCCTCGGTGACCGCCATCATCGGAATCACCGGCGACCGCACCGGCCGACCCACAGGATTCCCCGCGGCGTCAAAACCGTCACACCGAACCGGCGCCTCTGGATGCAACTCCACACCGCAAATCCACGCCGCGAACTCGGTCTTGGCTACACCCTTCCTGAGTTCGACACCGGCCCGCTCGAACCGCCGACGGCCAGCCAAACGGTGCCCACGCGGATACAACTCATACAGCCGATACACCAGCGCGCGCTTCTCGTCATCGAGACGTGCAGGCTGACCCGACAGCGACCCCGGACCGAACACCATCCGATCCTCAATGAAGTCGCACACCTGCGGACCCAGCGTCGGGAACGCCAAATCCACGGCCGGCACCTGAAGTACAGCCATCTAAGCTGCCTCGGTCGAACCGCTACGTCACAAGCTTCAGGCGCGGATCGTCACCGGGAACAGGATGACTCACGGGCGCGACCTCCGACTTCCGCCGCTTCGACCCCTTCGCCTTGGAATCCTCCGTCGCCTCAATCTGCCACTCCAACCGGCGGCGAGCCAACGGATTCGTCCCATAATCGGTATCGGCTTTCTCTAGCCGAACCTGAGCCTCCGCCCGCGCCTTCGCGGTATCCGCGGTCCAAAAATCGTTGTACAACATCGCCACACGAAACAGGCCGTTGATATCCGAATCGGTGTACTCCGGGGCCATCGGCGACGCCCAAATGTCATTCCACCAACGCACCGTCAACGGATGCCACACCACACCATCCGGCAACTCAGGAGCGACCACATCATGATCCGCAGACAACGTAGCCCGCGTCGACGACTTATTGCGCCGAGCGCGCACAGAAGGATCTTTAGGTGCTGGGCCAGGCATATCTCAACCCCCCGTTTCGGGAACCATGCAGGCCTCCCGTTTCGGTCAGCACTGCCTATTTGAATCTGTCTCCAGTGACGGCAATGAACCGACCGAAGCTGTAGAACGAGACGTGCGCTCCAACCTGAGCAGGAGCCTCTGGGGCCGCGACGAACACATGCAGGCCCCGGCCGGACATCGACCGCTCCACCCACAACGCATCCGCACTGATGCGGTCGAACAACTCCACGAACTCCGGGAGGAGCTTGCCATCGTCGAGCACGCCGTCCAGGTCGTAACAGGCAAGGCCGTCGCCCAGCATGATCCCGTTCGGGCAATCCTTGACTTCGGCCCACGTCGACCAGGTGGCCGAATTCGTGGACGACGCCGGCCGACCATTCGGCTGTATCGGGCGCTTGCCATCCCGGCACGTCCACCTGGGCCGCGAAGTCAGCGACTCAGGCAGCCGGGTCCGATTGCGGTGCGCCGCAACCCTGCAGCGACCTGAACAGAACCGCGGCGACCGGCCCCGCGCACCACCCAGGCCGAGCTTCGCCCCACACCTCTCGCAACCCCGAACATTCATACATCCAGTGTAACGAATTATCGCCACTGACAGCATGTTTCAGAGCGTCTGATTGTCCGAGGCCGCTGAGCTGCCTTGTGCCGCAACAGGGGTCAGATCACCCCGGGGCCGCCGCGAACGGCCAGCCACAGACCGCCTGAGTGGCCACCAGGGGGAATCGAGGGAACCCGTACAGACCAAAATCTGCA